TAATCTAGTAACATCTAGCTGATTTAACGTGAAATTTGTATTCAAACCTATTCTAAAAACATTATCAGATACGACGGTAGGAATAATTAGGTTACCATTCGAATCCTGGGTCAAATTGGGATACCACGTAGGAGGTGATGGAGATACAACAAATGCGAATGAAATATCTCGAGTATCGAAATTTGACGTTTCAGCTTGGCTCGCGGTGATAATACTAGTTCCGACATTAACAATTGTTATTTGCTTATTAACGATTGTTGCGACACTAGTACTTCCACTTGAATATGTGAAAGCACCGTTACTATTTGAAGTCGGGTCTACGATATCAAATGGCTGGTCTCCATATATTTTAGATGGTATAATGAAATTAGTAATTATTGGAAGAGTTTTTTTTACTTCAAGCGTAGTAGAAATACTCGCAGAAGTATAACTTCCGGATGCCTCTTGATATGCGATTACCGTACACGTACCAAGAACTTGATATATAGTCACATTCCGTCCTATAACAGTTGCGATAGGATTGTTAGAATCAGGATTAATAATCGTATATGTGAATACCCCTGGACTATTTGATGATGGGTCAACTAAATTAAATGTACCATCACCGATTCTTTTAAATGGAACAACAAAATTTGTTAAAGTAGGTGTAGTCATAGTAACTAATATTTATATATATTGTATTTTATTCTAACACACGTAGTGATGTATATAGAATATTTTCAACGTAATAATATCACAGTAATAGTATATTATTGTGATAGGATAGTAATGTGATAGTGAATTAGTAGTATTAACGCAAAAACCAGTTATTCGACAAATAAGTACCTGCGCTATTAGCTGCAGCATTTTCAGCACCTTCACCTCCAACCATTTTTAATACCGGTCCTTCATCTACAATACTAGAAATCTTATTCGCACCAATAGAATAATTAAAATATTGGATGGTAGAAATAAATCCGTTGAATTTATCAGCCGGTTTTGTCTCACCAATATTTATTTTACCATAATTTTGAACTGGGATTCCTATAGTTTTTTTTCTCTGGACTAAGCGTCCATTTATATAAAGATCGATAACATTGTTTGTGACGCGAATAATAGCATTTACCCATTTCTTCATAGGTATATCAGTAGCAACAAGTTGCTCATTCATATTATCGATGGAAGCGGTTGCCCCCGTATTCTGTTTACCATTCACATCAACAACCGCTACCAAAGTTATATTCTTTCCTGTATCATTGCGCGCAGAATCATTTATCTTAACATCTTCAGTAACCTTAATATATAATCCTGGTGCATTATTTGGATAATAGATACCGGTTACTGAATGTTTTGAACCTTCGCCACCTTTACTAAATATTCTTGAATATTTATCAACAGTACTCGGCGGAGTATTTATTAAAAACCAAGCGGACCACGTATATTCTAAACCTCCATTCTCATTCATAGATCTCGATATAAATATGGAATCGCTTAATGCTGGATCTTGTGGTACATATATAGGCAGACTATCACCACTCGCAGTTCCATCTAATACATACGGGCTAAGCGACGGTAACATAAAATAGGATAAGACGATAACAACTACCTTCATCAAAATAGAAAACACGATCAAGACCATCAATACAAATGCAAACTTTGCTACATAACTATTTGATTCCATAAACTCTTTCAAACCAAAACCACCACTTGATAGCCCAGCTTCACTTGAACTAGAAAAATCTGATGTGATATTATCCATCATACCTGATTCGCCTCTATTACTCATTTTCTTTTCTATTCGAAATGTATATTATTTACTATATATAATACTATATATAATCATCACGAATTATTATTATTATTATTATTTACTATTAATAATAATAATAACATACAGATTAAAAATATACATCAGACAATAATGCGAAACATATATTAAGTGGATACCGTAACTTGTTCTTGATTATCAACCAAGAAGCTTAATTTCAATTTATATTTATTTAATAAATCGCTCCAAGGGCTTCCGCCATAACCTTGCGAATATATATCCCAGGCTTCTTGCGGGGGAATGGGATTCGCTTTTAATTTAACGTTTGTGATAAACCCAAAATCAGCAACAGAACTATCTCCTAAAATGATAGAGGTTGTTTCATTTAATTGGGATCCGCGATCTACGACACACGACTTTACTAATTTACCGTCTAAATAAACATCCATCGCAGCACCGTTAAAGCTAATAATAAGATTTACCCATTTCTGTAAAGGAAACTCGGAAATATCACATGTTTTACCACTAGCTGTATCTGAACGAGGTTTAATTATAACATTATTAACGCTTGGTCGAAGAGAGACCGACATTATTTCGCTTGAAGCATTTTTGAAGCGTATAATATTTGCAGAATCAACCCAAGTTTTCAGATAAAACCATACAGAAACCGCGCTATTTACTTTAATCGATCTTGGGAGAGTATCTCCTGAAAGCGTTGTTTCATTTTTTGATGGTTGCATTGTTCCTAAAGTTGCATAACTTGTAGTTAATGCTTTAAAAATAACATACAACAATAATAATATGATTACTACAGCCAAAACCAATTTCGAGTTCATTTCTGTATACCTATGTTATATACGATTGATTATATATACTATTAAATATATATAATATAAAATATAAAATCTACAATACAAAACCTAGAATACAAAACCTACAATACAAAACCTAGAATACAAAACCTAGAATACAAAACCTAGAACTAGATATTATTGTGAATATACATCAGTTTCAACGCCACTATTTACTTCGTCAGCTACAGTTTTCGTACCAACAAGTGGTGGTTCCAGTGTTTTCAATGCATTATATGTCCACCGTATCTGCTCTGAAGTCATCGGCTGTTTATTAAATACTACATTACAAATATTACCACTAAGACCACTTCTATTTGTGCTTTCACCGCTTGTGATACGCTCCACTGTGATATTTGGAATAATAAATCCACTTTTACCGATTAATTCATCATTTAAAAATACATCCATTGTCTTCCCGTCATAATTGATAACAAAATAATTCCATTTTTGAAGAGGTATTTGCTTTATAATCTGAAGTTCGTTCGACATAACGAATTCTTTGTATTCGCTAGTGTTCACAATATCTTTATCGATCGACTGATATACGATCTTCTTAGCATTTCCATCATAAACAGTTCCATCTGTGCCTACTGCGTTACAAGAAACCTTAAAATTAGTTGTACTTGGGTTATATGTTATTGTCGGAACACCTGCGAAATCGAATATCACCATATCCTTATCTTTTTTCGTAATAGTATCATTCAACCAAAACCACCCAGAAATAGAATAACTATAACGCTTCTTTTCCTCTGGCGGACAGTTTGCATCATTATCTGCATCACTACGATTCATTGCGGTATTATGGAATATAAAAATTTCGCTGCTTTCGGTAGTTAATTTTGTATCGTGTTGATTCATTAATGGTACCGGCGCTAAAATAATCTGTGATTTTGAAACACCCGCTTTGTTTATCAAGTAAGGCAACCCAAACAACATAATCAATAAAATTGTCTCAACAATTAAAATAATCCAAATGGGGCGAGTTGTAGAACCGATCATATTTCGTCCGCCGACAATCGCATCAAGTATTAAACACGGGACATAAATGATACACAGCCATAATAGTTTTAATATAAGAATACCTAATTTTGATTTCGATAAATGAAACATAAACATTACTATGATAAAGAGAACCATTAATGCATAAAGTTTATAATAAGAAAGCACAATGAGCAAAACAAAAAATACCACATTCACAAGAAACCGTATATTTTCAAACAATAAGGAAATATTGTTGTCTGTGCCTGTTTTATCCGCAACATCATTCGTATCCGCTACTTCTAAACAAAAATGAAATAATAATATAATAAAACCCAATATAGACATTCCTAATATGGACATTTTATTATCAGACTCGCCATCTCGGTCATAAATCCATACAATAATCATAAACACGACGTATAGTACGTGTACAACTGCGAATGTGAGTTGACGACCAGGCTTGTTCGCATCCTCTGGCTTTAAATCATCGAAAATTAATCTTTCTGGGTCTTCTGCGCCGGTTTTATTCATTTTATCTCGTAAAAATGCAACGAGACCAGCAATTCCAACTACAACCAATATCACATATATAAATGTAGTGGTCGCGGGGTCAAGTCCGGTTGTTGATGACGATGAAGAGACGTTTCCATCTGCATCGGTTGACGTGCTTGTGACTGATTTTTGCTTGAATTGATAAAACCCGTATATAATAGTAAGAATCACCATAATACAAGATACAATAATAATGATGGTTTTGATCAATTTAGTTACTAGACTTACTTTTGTTTGATCAATCGTAACCGCTTCATTATTTGTAGGTGACGCTGGGATATTTGTGGGATTGTTCTGTGGTCCTGTAGTAGGATTTATAGGTTTAACGCTTGTGACGTCTCTAGGGATTGGCTTCTCTCTACCGAATAAGCCGCCAAAAAACCGAAGATCATCATCAGGAGTCAATGTACCAAGCATAATATGCCCGAACTTTTCAAGTTCATTCGTTAGACCTTCTTTTATATTATCCATTTTTCCAACTGTGAATATAAAAAGTAAACCCCAAATCACACATTTTATAAGAGTCCACGCAGATAATGGAATTAAATATAGCGTGGTTAATATCGCGCGAAAATACCGAATAATAGGTGTTTCTAAATTAAATTCAGGATCAGGTGTGGCGCCGATATATGTGACTCCTTTGAAAAACCAGAAAAATAGAGTTACTAAAATCGTATAAAAGATTAACCCACCTGGTAATGTGTTACCTTGTTCTGATAACCATATCCATACTGGAATCATTGCTAAGATCCACAATAGTAACGCAATAAAAGCGCCACCTCCATATTGTTTAACTTTATCAACTCTAGGATCCAACGTCCATTGCCAAACCTGTATTGATTCTGCGAACTTTAATAAGTTATCGATACCATTTGAAGAAAATTCTTTTACCACTGGAATTAATAATACTGCTGCGACAGATAAAGCGATAAGTATCGTAATAAAAAAAGCACCAAGTAATTCTTTTACTTTTGAATACATTGTTGCATCAAACGATGTGGCTATCCATTCGTCTGTTTTTTGTGAAGTAGTAACATACATGTAAATCACAATTACCCATAATATAATCAATACAACCGCTCCAAACATATTCCATCTAGATAACGAAGCTAAATTTACGACACTTGTACTAAAATCTACAGACCGTGGAGGTGGCTGTCCGGGTGCAGGTCTGATAGAATCTTTCAATGATAAGATATCATCCCAATCATTCCCAGTAAGATTATCTATTCGGTTATTCGTAAGATAAACTTTTTTAGGAAAGATATCTGCCTGCTGTGCAGGACCGCCGCGATCCGCCCATGTAAACGCATCTATAAAACGTTGAGGTAACCAATCCGTATCAGTAATTTGATATTTAAAGTATCTAAATGCAGTCATCAAAATTACTAAACAAAGTGATATCCAAGTCACTGTGAAATTCAAAGCTGCATTTGATTTTTCAGTCTCTTTTAATTTTGCTAATTTTTTATCGACGATTTTCTGAAATTCAGTATCGACAACTGTATCTGTTGAAGATGGATCTTTATTATAGGTCCGTTTATATTCTTCATTTGCTTCATTTTTTATTTGTTGATAAAGAGTATATCTTATGTTTTTAGGGTCTTTTTCAATGTATTCCTGACTGTAATCTTTATCTACCTTCTGACTCATTTCATCACCACTAATCGCCAAATTCCAAAGAAATAATCCAAGTAAAAGAACTAGAAAAAATATACCACTTCTCCAATATGTTTCAAATTTCTTTAATTCACCAATACATAAAAAGATCGCAACGCACGAGAGAATAAGATATATCGCACCGTGAGAAATATAAACCGAATCTTTACCATCTTTAGCTGAAATAGCCACCCCTGCGACAAATAATGTTAGAGGAATAATAAATCGGACTGCCTGAGGAATCACGTCATGAGAATGCAATATACCAAGAAAATATGTAATGGCTAATAAAGCCACTATACCTGTGATTTGAAATAATAATCCACCAACTAAATTCAAACTCCTATAATCGATAGTAACTTCTTTTGATTTATCAATTGGAGTTCCATTTTTGATGTTTTTATCTATATTTGTACCAGTAATTATAAAATATGCACCAATTATTATCCCAACAAAAGACAATGGTACAATAACTTTATTTTTATTATCATCTGCTGCATTAGCATTACCACGAAATATCGTTATAAGTATATAAATACCAGCAAGAATACTTAATCCAGTGAAAATAGACCCGATTGTTATAAATAATGCGCCATTATTTAACGGTTGAGGTCTATCGTAATTTGTAGAATTCACACCAAAATATATACCAATCGCAATAAAAACTAATGAACCCAACAACATCATAATTTTCGTAATATTTTCGGCAGAAGTGATATTCGTTATTAATGGCTGAGTTGGTAAAATATATTGTTTGGGGTTAATAGGTGCCGCAGTCTGATACCCTTTCCATTTAGATACCGAAATAGAATCACCCAAATACAAATAAATCGCATATACAAAAATAATTATCAACGTTACCAAGTATTGAATTTTATCTGTAATAACATTCCAAGTTAATGTCGAAATTAAAATAATAATAATAATAATACAAAGTGGTATGTATTCAATTAAACTTTTTAGTTCGAATGGAACAGTTTCCATTATTACGTGCTTAATTTATATGAATATAATATAATTCATATAAATCACGATATGATAATTCATAAAAACGACATCGCAGTTTTTTTTCCATGACAGTCACGACATAATGCTACTAAATTATCTACGTGATTCGAGCCTCCGTGTTCTAATGCGATTACGTGGTCGACCTCAAACCACGCAGGTAATTGACGTGTACAATCGCCGCATTTCCATCCTTGCTGAGCTGCAACATATTTCTTTTTCGTTTCACTAACACTTCGTTTGCTTGAACCTTTGCCTGAATTCAGCAATTTTCTCTCAGCTGCGGTTGTTCCTCTTTCATTTGCGATAGGACGACCCGCATTTGCGGCGGTGTTTTGAGAAGAAATTTGCGTATTTTTTATCATATTTGCGCCTCCACCAGTTGAAGTATACGAAGTCATCATTGCTTGATGCTGCGGTAACATATTCACATCATTGTTTAAAAATGATTTATTATTTGTAAAATCAAAAAACGGTGTTATCATATCTGCAGTACCTTTGCTTATAGGCATATATTTAATAATATCATTTGCGTGAAAAAGCAATTGTCTAGAGTTTTCAGGATTTTTCTTTAAAAAAAGAAATAACGATAATCCAATAAACCCAAATGTAGCCATTTTTATAAATTTCTGGTTACTTTGAAACATTCGTATAATACGTCCATCATAATACGTATTTGCGATTAATACGGCAGTGATTATAAATACAATATATTCCAATTTAATCATAAAGTATTTTTTAGTAAGTTATATATTATACCTAAAATAATGTATTCATCATACTTATCTTCTAAATCTACGAGTACTATTACGATTGCTTCTATTGCTTCTATTGCTTCGATTGCTTCGATTGCTTCGATTGCGTCTTTCGGTTTGTTTCATCGCCATTTTTGGTAAATCTTCTTTCGTACCACCATTTTCTTTCAATAATTTTTTATATATTTTTACTTTTATATTTTTAATGGATTGTTCTTTCCGAGACAGACGATTGTTATCGCCGTATTGAGATGGGCTTTCCATTAGTGTTTTAATTTTATCGCTGATTCGTTTAACTTCTTCTTCTTGGCGTTGGCGTTGGTTACTATTTCTATAACTACGCGAACCACCTTGTAGTTTGGGATTATAATTTTTGTAACGTATAGTCGCATTTCTAAAATTATTAAGTTTGGTTTCGTGTTTCTTTATGGTGGCTTCATATTCGCGTATAAGTTTATTGCGTTCATCGATTTCATCTTTTGTCGCACTATATTTTGGACCACGTGCTAAAATCTCTCCAAGTTTATCCATTGCTTCTCTTCCTTCCTTTACATCAGGATCATTAAGTAATTTATTATATTCAGTAAGTACTACTGAGGGGTATCTAGGTGATGATGGCGAAATATCATAGTCATCACGAAATGTTGGTCCTGTTGGGGACTTTTGGTGAGACATTGGTTTATACATTTATAATAATATTATTATTTATTATGATAATAGTATGCTGCATACCCCATTCCAACCAATATAATAAAATAAACTAGCTTCTCTCGGTACTTCAATTCTTCTAAAATCTGTACTGGTTTTGGGCGATAATGTAGATAATATTTTTGAAGTGCGTCGTGTAATGATAGTTCATCTTTAAATAAAATAACATTATAACGGTTATGAATGAAATGAACCCATCGAATAAAAGAGTCGCGACTATCTAAATATGGAGTAACTGGATATTTGTCTAACATTCGACTAAATTCACTAGACATTTCTGGATCAGGAATGAACATTGGGAAGTTTTGTATAAGATCATAGTATTTTTTACGCGTAACATCATTTACATGGTCTGGATAATTTACAGCAGTAGTCATTAAAAAGAACCAATAATGCGGTCCCCATATTGATGCATCTAGTTTAACCATAATATATCAAATAATATAAAAAGATTCACATAATAAGATAAACGTTGAGACGAATAAACGAGACTCATAAATATTAAAAAGTGTGATGGAATCAGAAGTAGAAAATGCTACAATTGAAAAATACCACCAACATTATCATATGCATAATATAGTATTAGATTCTGAACCATTACCCGCTGAGACGAAACCGGCTACAAAATTTATAGACAATCCGAAGATTATGTTATCGTATGTGGAAGCGGTTCAGTATCGAAAAATGCAGAATGCCCGAATTCAAGATGATTATGATGCACTTACTATGATGAATAAATCGCAAGACTCATTGGCGGAATCGTCGGCAGCATCGGCAGCGTCGGCAACTACAGCAAAGCATTTTTGCAATAATTGCAACCGAACAAATCATTTATATAACAATTGTAGATCACCGGTTACGAGTATAGGTATAATCGCGTTTCGAAGCGGACATCAAGGACCGGAATTTTTGATGATTCGTCGTCGTGATTCTTTTGGGTTTGTTGATTTTGTAAGAGGTAAATACTCATTAAATGATGAAGTATATATTCAGCGCATCATAGATGAAATGACTATTTACGAAAAAGATAATCTTATACAGCTGACGTTTGATCAGTTATGGAAACTATTATGGGGAGAATATACACGCGGTAGTCAATATAAAAATGAAGAATCTATATCATGTGAAAAATATAACCAAATCGTAGCAGGAATACGGACAAAGGACGGCAAACGTAAAACATTGCAACAATTTATAAATGATTCGAATACGAGATGGACTGAAACAGAATGGGGATTTCCAAAAGGACGCAGAAACTATAATGAGAAAGACCTAACATGTGCTCTTCGTGAATGCTTAGAAGAAACAGGATATGATATAACGTGTGATAATATTATTCAAAATATACTACCATTTGAAGAGATCTTTATGGGTTCAGATATGAAGTGTTATAAACAGAAATATTTTCTTGCGATGGTTGATTTAGATAAAAAGCCGAAAAAGGCACACGACATAATGGAAGTTGGACTGATGAAGTGGATGACGTATGACGATTGTATTCACTCGATAAGACCGTATAATTTAGAAAAAATCGCGATCATTGAAAAAATTAATAATATACTAAAAAAATATCAAATATATTAAAGTATTATTATTCACATATATAAAGGTATACATTTAAGATGTCGTCGGCGTCTAATGTCGGTGAAGTTCCAATAAAAGAAACTATGGCTGTGCCTGCGCCTGCGGCAGCGGCGGAGAGTCAGGGTCAAGTTCAGTCTAAATTATTAGTAAAACAAAAAAAACGAGGTTCTAAAGAAAAAAAAGAGAATACAGATGGTTCAAATATAGATAAATCGATAGAAAACCTCACAAAGGAAGTGTATGATGGTTCTACCAGTTTAAAACCGGAAGAAATAAACAATCCTTTTAGCAAAGAATACAATATATTGTTATTCAAAAAAGAATTATTGGAACATCTCAGTATCAAGAAGCACGATGAATTAACCGCGAAACAGAATAAATCAGCATCGGGGGAGTCGGCGTCGGGATCGGGATCGGGATCGGGATCGGATTCTGAATCAGGTGCACCAAATTATTATCAACATTTATATCCATCATTGAATGATCCAGAATTTAATATGAAGATCGCACTTCGTAAAGAATTTTTCGATACAAAAATGGATGTAGACAATGACGAAGATGTCGAACAAAAAGCAGAAATGATGTGTAATGCAGAATTTGAATTAGCACCAAACCAACAATTCGTGAGAAATTTCTTATCAGTAGAAACACCCTATAATAGTTTACTACTCTATCACGGTTTAGGAACAGGTAAAACGTGTTCTGCAATCAGTGTTGCAGAGGAAATGCGTGATTATATGAAACAGATGGGAATAACACAGCAAATTATCGTGATTGCGTCTCCGAATGTGCAAGAAAATTTCCGGTTACAATTATTCGATGAACGCGAACTCAAAGAAATTGAACCAGGAATATGGAATATTCGTGCGTGTACTGGAAATAAGTTTATTAAAGAAATTAATCCAATGCATATGAAAGGATTAACTAGAGAAAGAGTTATCAAACAGATAAAGCGCCTAATTAATTCTTATTATTTATTTTTTGGATATAATGAATTCGCCAATTATGTTCGAAATAACGCATCTAGCACTGGTATCTCATCCGACGATGTTGCTATTGACGAGATTCGCAAATCTCGGAAAAAGAATGAAGTAAAAGGAAGTTTAGGAACAAACGCCGCTGCGAATAAAAAAGATGTTGGTCCTGCAAAACGTGGGCGAAAATCTGCGGAAACGATCGCGAAACAAGCCGCAATAGAAGCTGCATCGATTGAAAACTTATCAGTCGTTAAACTTAAAAAAATATTCGCGAATACGCTTATTATCATTGATGAAGTTCATAATATTCGCGTAACCGATGATAACAAAGACAAGCGTGTTTCTAAAATTTTATACCAGATAGTAACAAAGGTAAACAATGTGAGATTGTTATTGTTATCGGGTACTCCAATGTATAATAGTTACAAGGAAATCATTTGGCTCATTAATTTGATGAATATAAATGATAAGCGATCAACTATCGATATTAGTGATGTATTTGATGAGAAAGGTAATTTTTTATTGGATAAAAATGGTAAAAGAGTTGGTGAAGAGTTACTTATACGAAAGGCTACCGGGTATTTATCATTTGTGAGGGGCGAAAATCCATACACTTTTCCATACAGAGTGTTTCCCGCCGAGCATTCACCCGAGTTTTCATTATTGAAGCAGACAAATGATGATCAAGGTGCACCGATACGTCAATATCCGCGTCGACAAATGAATGGTCGTCACATCGACCAGCCTATAAAACATATTGATGTATATATGACTAATGTTGGAGCGATACAGGAAGTTGCGTATAAATATATTGTATCCGATATGAAATCTAATTATATTTTTAAAAAAACAGCTGCGGTTCGTAGAAAGGCGATAGCCGCCGCAGCAGCATCAGCCGCCCTCGATGTAGAAGACGTAGAACATACAGGTAGTGCTGATGCGGCTGCGGCTGCGGATGCGGCATCTAAGAAATCTAAATCTAAACCTGGCGCAGCAAAAGGAGGAGTAACTTTAATAGATGATGCGATAGTCATTGATTCTGAAAATTTCCCTTCATTTGAAAATATGGACACGATTGGTTATGCAGCAGTTCAAAGACCACTTGAAGCATTGAATATTGTTTATCCACATCCATCATTATTTGAGCATATTTCAGATAATACACAAGAAGTAGAGATCGCGTCGTGTATTGGAAAAGAAGGATTACGCAATATAATGAGTTATACAGAATCTGGAAATCCGCCAATGCGCCGTGAATTTGAATATCGACCTGAATTTATACGTAACTTCAAGTTACCAAAGTTATATGATTCGGATGGTAACGAAGTAGTCGGAAGCAATAGTTCGACGTCTTATCGTATTTTCGCACCAAATAATATAGGTTTATATTCTTCGAAAATAAAGAATATATGTGATAAAGTCGTATCGAGTGATGGAATCATACTGATATATAGTCAATATATTGACGGAGGTGTTGTTCCTATAGCACTCGCACTCGAAGAGTTGGGCTTCACGCGGTATAGTGCGAGTACCAATAATTCATCGTTTTTTAGAACAAAACCGGTTCCAAATATAGACTCTATCACGTTTCTACAACAAAAACAGCACGCTGCTCAATTTCCCACATTACCATTTCGACCGGCACGATATTCGGTGATAACGGGTGATCCATCCATATCACCGGATAATCTATTCGAATTAAAGGCGCTAACGAATGAAGATAATATAAATGGTGAAAAGGTTAAAGTGGTAATTATATCAGTCGCAGGCGCAGAAGGTCTAGATTTTAAAAACATTCGCCAAGTGCATATCTTAGAGCCCTGGTATAATATGAATTTATTAGAGCAAATTATTGGAAGAGCTATACGAAATTGTAGTCACAAACGTTTACCATATTCAGAAAGAAATGTCGAATTATATTTATACGGAACCTATCTCTCAACTGCGGACGTAGAGGCGATTGATCTTTATCTATATCGATTATCAGAGTTCAAGGCAGTAAAAATCGGTATTGTTTCAAGAGCGCTAAGAGAGTCAGCAGTTGACTGTCTCTTGAATATTCAACACAATACTCAAACGGCAGCACAGTTGAATCGAACTGTGAATCAAAAATTATCATCGCGCAAGAAAATAGAATATCAAATAGGGTCGAGACCATATACTGCATTATGTGATTATATGGAACGATGTGACTATGTATGTAGACCGACATTTTCAAACGGTGCTCAAATTCAAGATCAAGAAGATTTATATGGTCTTAGTAGTGATGATAGTATTGATGAAGGCGGCAATGATTCAAATGATGATGATGATGATGAAATCGAAAAACCCCGTGGTAATGTTCGTGTTGATACATTTAATGAAAAATTTATGTCTATGAACATAGATAAAATCATACACAAGATACGCAACCTGTTCAAAGAGTCGTTTTTTTACAGAAAGAATGATATCATCGCAAGTATTAATGTTACACGTCATTATCCGTTATCACAAGTGAATTTAGCACTAACACAAATGGTAACAGATCCAAACGAATATGTTCACGATAGGTATGGTCGTATTGGTCACGTTGTGAATATTGGGAATTATTATATGTTTCAACCTATAGAGTTAACTGATATTAGAAGTAGTATACACGATCGCAGTGTTCCGATACCTTATAAACACGAAACTGTGAATTATCGACTTCCAAAAGAATTAACTGAAGATCATACTGGTATAACAAAAACTGTATTGAAAAATACGGTTGTACCGGCGACTATGAGTGGTAAATCAAATATTGATGAAGTAGTTAAGGACACTGAACGAATGTTACAAAATATGGAGAATACTCAACCGTTAGAGACAGGCGCGACAGGCGCGACAGGCGAGAGTAGCGAAGTTACTTCTAATCCAGAAAATAGTGAGATAAAAGAAAAAAATGAAAACGACCGAGCGGTCGAAGAGATGTTGATTGACTTAAATAACACATACGAAGAATGTAATCGCATATACGAAAAGCCAAACAAAGAACAAGAAGACAAATGGTATTGTTATTGTGGAAAAGTTTTACGAGACATGCAACAAATTTCCGAATTACGTATAAGCGATGAACAAAAACACGAGCTCATCATCGAAAATATAGTAGAGTATTTACATTTTAATGGAACATTTCAATTGGTAAATTATCTTTACCGTAAAAACAATAACTCTATGTTTGTTAAAAAGTCTACTGGGGCTGTTGTAACAATGGTGCAACCATTATCTCAATTTGAACAGAAGTTATTATCTTATTATTCACAACAATTATTACGACGACAATTGACTGGTCGACGAGCGGCAGCAGCAGCAGCAGCAGCAGCAGCAACGGGAGCAACTGGAGCATCGGGAGAATCGGGAGAATCGGCATCAGCAACAGTACCAGAAGATTACGGTTTGTTGGTATTTAATGAAAAAAAACCGAATGATTACGAGCTTATTATTTTGAAATACGAATCGGACCAATGGATTGTATCGGAACACGAGGATCAGCGCGATTTTAACACTTTAATAACATCACGATTATCGTATTATACAAGGAATATAAGTGATATTGTTGGATTTATAACGTTCTTTAAAAATAAGTATCTCATATTTAAAATGAAGATGATGAAAAAGAAGCGAGATAAAGGTGCGAGATGCGACCAAGCTGGTAAAGCGGACACTATAGCATTACTTAATAGCTTATTAGCTATGAATTCAGATATAGACATTGATGAACATAAATTGACTGCTGAAAATACATCTACGCGAACACAGAGGGAATTATGTGTATTTCAGGAATTTATGCTACGATTATTTAATGCTACTCGCGTAAATGGTAAAAAATGGTTTTTTTCGCCGGGAGATGCATTATTATGTGATATTGAAAGATTACATTAGATTCCATGCATTTCATTACTTTTCATTACATTTAATATATTATATTCATTAAATTTAATATATAAAAAGTATAATGTTATTATAGATAATAGTTTACAATTTAATAATAAATGTCTGAAAAACAATCAATAGCGGCTTCTTCTAGCGCAGCTGTATCTAGGATATCTGTATCAGGAACTGCATTATCGTCATCGAGTAATATGCAATCAAAAGCGCGCTTCGGTATATACACAACAAATTTATTAACACGCAAACTTCGTGTTCCTTTTCGAATTATTGGGAGAAATATAAAGGATACACTTGAGCATATTCTCTCGAAAGTAGTGGAAGGAAAGTGTATGGCGGAGGGATTTATACGACCAGGGAGTGTGAGAATACTAACATACTCAAACGGTTATTTATACGGTAAATACGCAATCTTCGATATTGTATATGAATGTCAATCGTGTTCACTCGTGGAAGGCATGGTATTTACGTGTGTAGTTAAAAACATTAGTTTAGCAGGAATCCGAGCGGTTTTAAATGAACCAAAAACACCAATCATCGCATTTATTGCGAGAGATCATCATTATGATAGACCAGAATTTATTCGACTACAAGAAGAATCTGAAATAAAAGTCAGGGTAATCGGACAACGGTTCGAAATCGGCGATGAAGCAATATCCGTAATTGCTGAACTCGTATAATTAGTAATTTATGTTATGAATATCAATGTGATAATGTATAAAACTAAATTTATATATATACGTTGATAAAATTGATAACAATATAAAACTAAAATATAATATGATATAGTCTCTGGTAATTCTATTGTATATATTTTGTAATGTTACCATCAACGTCGAAATGCGCCGTAACCGATAACAATACAAAAATGAAACGAAAATTGAAAATTATTCCATCTACAAATAAAATTGATGATGAAATACCAGTAGTTAACTCCACAAATGTTGAAAGTAATAAATATGCAGAAAAAGAGACCAAAGAGACCAAAGAGACGAAATACGATGACGTGTTAATAACTGATTATTGTGACGCGTCGTTGTTTCATTCAGCTAGAATATCAAGAAACATAACTGTTCCGTTTCATCGAATCGCGCGTTCAAAAAATATAAAGGAAATATTGAACAGGGAAGTTTCGATGATGATGGATGGAAAATGTTCAATTGAAGGGTATGTATGTCCTGAATCGACGCGCATCATCCAACATTCGTGTGGTAGATTGAATGGCGGAAACATCATATTTGATATCGATATATCTTGCTTAATTTGTCTACCACAAGAACAAACGAAAATATTATGTGTTGCAAAAACGATCACTCAGGCTGGCGTGCGTGCTATCGCGAAAGGGTTACGTCCAGGCTCGATTTCACCTATCGAAGTGTTTCTCTCGAGAGATATGAATATGAACAATAATATACATAACTCTTCTGATAAATTCACTACCGTAAAAGAAGGAGACACATTATTTGTAGAAATTATTGGTAGAAGGTTTGTATTAAATGATACACACGTAACGATTATCGCGTTACTTATTAATATTGACTACTCTAATCATAACGACACGTCTTTTCGCGGGATCACTGGAAATAACAATATTGGTTTGTTGAAACCATCTCATAATGTTCAAGAAGATCCAGGAGTCATCGTGAATAAACAGCCAGTGGTGATTCATAAAACTACTACAAGGAAGGTAAGGCAAGCAACCCCGGCTTTAGCAAGCCCGGCACCAGAAACGCCGCCAAAAATACCAGACACGATCATTAGTGGAAATGAACACAGCGATATTCAAGTTATTAAACCAAAACGCGCATACAATCGAAAAATAAAATAATAACAACATATAAATACATATTCTTACTTATAAACATAAATATATCATATTCATTTATTTTTATTCACGTAATGAGTTCATCAATGCCGCATATACCAACTGCAATTGCGAGTTTATCAAAAATGAATGAACTATGCACGATCGCACAACAAGTTGAATGGAAAACAAATTATCTTATGAAACTTAAAGATAGTCTAGAATCATTACCGACATTTCACCAAATTGAGATACTTAGGATTTTACATTTAAAGAATACAAATTTAAATGAAAATAAGAATGGTATTTTTATTAATATTACTAAGCTTAGTGATAGTTCGCTTATTGAACTTGAAGAATATATTAATTACGTAAATGCACAAGAAAAACATTTAAATGAGTTTGAAGAACAAAAAAAACAATTATCAAAAGAATACTTTGAATCGAAATCAAAGTAACTGTAATAAAGGTATTTATTGTGATTATATAATATGAGCTCGGTAATATCGATAATGGCTATTACTGCTTGTGTGTATAATCGATTTTCATTTACGTGTGACAATATTTGTAATAGTATAAACATATATTCTATTCAACCATATAATGATAGAGGATACAGCGTCGTAAGTAACAAGTCTAGTGAATTTAAACTTCAAACTGACGAATCTAAGTCGGGAAGTAATAGTAACGGTGATGAACTACAACTAAAATCAACTAACGTTGTGTATGAGCCACAAGTAAACAATAATGACTACTCCGAGACCGATGCCGAGACCGAGACCGAGACCGAGACCGAGACCGAGACCGAGACCGAGAGCGGCGATACGAATAGTATTATAACTACTGCGAGCACTAGTGAATGCGAAAATAATAATGAAACACCAAGTGTGACTGCGACAAGAGAAATTTTGTTCGAGGAATTTTCTACATTTCTAAATCCAAAACCAGACGATTCGTTATTATGGTGTGCATATATTATGATATATGGTATTGAAAAATTTGAAACAGTTGAAAATTATTATACAGAAGGAAATACATTCAAATACAAAGTTGTTGGGGATATTCGTTCAAAAAAGGCACTATTAAAGCCGCATAAACTCACATTATCTAAGATAGAGGATAGCTTTGTGAATAAGCCATTCATCAATTTAGAAGCATTTTATGCGATCGCACTCACATATAATCTATCGGTATGTATCATTCAAGGAAGAAAATTGTTTGAAATCGGTAGAAACAATGATGATTCAAATATGTTCGTGGTGGAAAAAAAACGTGGAAAATATGGAATGTACATATTCGCAAACGAATCATCAATTGTGAGAATCGGTGAAGAAAAATTGACTATACGAAACCTTAAACAACTACGAATTGATTATATGAGAGATAAATTTTGGAGTATGGAAAACATAAGCTCGCCGATTCGCCCGTTATCTGCCTATAAACTACCGGATTTAGTTGAGATATGTACACGACTTGATATACCAACGTATCATCAACAACACGGAGAATATGGTTCGATTGGTATACAAAAACGAAAAACAAAGAATGAATTATATGAAGCAATATGTAGTGCGATATAAAAACGCGCAACGCGTACACATTTCGTTTCGGTGTTAACTAATAAAATAATTTTACTCGTTTAGATTTTACTTTCGAGTTTCCGAATTTATACATACGGCGCGATTTCTTTGCTAGAATGAACGCTTTTTTATTATGATCACATCCTTTATCTATGATATCATAATCTACTGCCGCAGACTTTCCACCAGTTATCGCACTCGCTAATCTAGCAAATCCCCACGATTGAGCCGTTTGGTTTGGTCTAGAGCCAGATGAATAATATGCGCCTTCACCTTTACTCACAATCTTTCGTAATGCATCAATACTACAACCAGTTTTATGAGATAATTCTTTATTTGGTGATATATTTTCGATATTATACATTTTGCGCGCATTTACTATGTGATTTGAACTTTTATTCTTGAACGATTGTAATGGTTTACGCGTCTGATACTTATTTTTCTTGTATGATTTTCTAGAACTGACTAACATTTTTATTTGTTTTTTTCTATCAGATAAACTCAATCCTGGTGGTACATATCTTACTGGAACAGTATGTGGTCGCATTTATCGTATATAGATATAGATATAGATATAGATATAGATATCTCGTAACGTATTAAAACCGCCGTATTATAAAAAATGGATAGAATTGTGATGATGTATTATACATATATAATAAAATGATATTAATAAAATGATATTAATAAAATGATAATAATTGTATGTAAATGTTAATATTCGTATTAAATTGAAACAATAAATACTATTTATAAGATATGGTATAAATAATTTCCTATTCATATATATAGTGAAATGTCGAGAAATCGTGGTTCGACTGATAGTGCTAATATGGCTGGAATACGGCGAAATCGTCATTCGTCATCATCCGTAGATAAACAAACCGGTTTTTCAAATATTGTATCATCCTATTTAGACGGTATGATGGATAAAACAGATGGTATACCGGAATTGGAAATTCGGTTTGGAACACGCGGAAACCAGCCAATCACAAAACAGAACTTCGATAGTGTGATACAAAAGTTACTCGCATCTGGATTTGTTTTCTCTAAAAAGAATGCATATTCTCTAAAAATTCAAAACGAGTTTATCGATCCTAAAACAGGACAGACAAAATTATCTCTTATTCGAGCGGAAATACACGGAATTAATGACGTTCAAAAATATTGCAAAACAAATCAACCAGACGAAAAATATGTATTATTTACGCAAAAAATGTATGCGAGGACTCCGGGTTCGAAACGAAATACCGATGATGAACCAGAAGGTGCAGATCTTTCCAGAGAAAGCAACACAATTATGCCGATTGTTTTCGATGACTTTAATTTCAAAGTAAGCTATCAACGCGAAAAACGTGTTGCGAATACATCGACATTAGCAAGATCTATTTTGAAAACGTGGAATGATAATAAAAAGACGTTTCGATACATTAATCGAACTACAATGGCGCATCCCGAATTACCTTTTCAGATTGATTTGAGTGTGATCAAGGAATCTCATCGCGACAGGAGTCGTTACATACCCGAGACGACATTTGAAGCTGCGAAGGTTCTAGATAGCCCTCCAAAATACGAGATTGAAATCGAAGTAATTAACGACTTGGTCGGTCCTGGTACATCTTTTAATCATCCAAAATATCTAATGGAAAAGTTGCGAAAAACAATCACACTTGTACTCTCTGGTATTCAAGAAACGAATTATCCGGTTTCATCGGTTGAATTAAGACGTATCCAGCGTAAGTATCACGAGTTACTTCATCCAGAAGAACACAGCGGGCGAACCAGTAGCACAAATAAAAGAATACGAGGATTAGGCGATAAAGATAGCGAGAGCAGCGGAAGTGATAGTGACGCAGAAAGTGATGCAGACAGCGAAGGTGGAGAAGCCGATACAAGTGAAGCCGCTGCTTCCGGAAGAAGAATACAGTTACGACCAAAGCATTTTATTGGTCCGTCATCATTCACATTACAGATGCAAAATATTATGCCGATCAATCCAGACTCGAAATCGCCAAATATTCGCGTAGGATACTCTGTTACAGAAAAAGCTGACGGAATGCGGAAATTATTGTTCGTGGCTCCAAAGACCGGAAGGATCTATCTCATCGATACAAATATGAATATTCAATTCACCGGCGCAGTATCTTTGAATACAAAATTGTATAATACACTTATTGATGGAGAACATATTTTACATAACAAAAATGGTAACTTCATTAATCTGTATTTAGCATTTGATATTTATTATGTGCATAAAGCGGATGTTCGTGCGCGTCTTTTCTACCCGACGAATGAGGATGAAGTTCTAACGAATTTTCGTCTTCCGTTATTAATCAGCGTAATTAAGAACCTACAAACAAAACGAGTATCTGGAGGCGCAGATTCCATACCACCGATTCGAATCGAGCATAAAAATTTCGAAATATCGACACCACATAAATCGATTTTCGATTGCTGTGCGACCATAATGCGGAAAATGAAGGATGAACAGCAATACGAATATTGGTGTGATGGATTAATATTCACGCCATTAGAATACGGTGTAGGCAGTAATGTGCCGAATGATGGCTCTGCTGGACCATTATATAAAACCACGTGGAATCATTCCTTTAAATGGAAACCTGCGCAACATAATACGATTGATTTTCTTGTTACTACTAAAAAGGACAAAACGCAAGAAGATACTGTGAGTAATATGTTCAAACCTGGTGTTGATATGTCCAAATGCGTTCAAGTTGAACAATATAAAACATTAATTCTTCGGGTTGGTTATGACGAAAAAAAGCACGGTCATATTAATCCGTGCGTTTCTGTGATTGAAGGAAAGATGAATGGCGTCGACGACGATGGTAATGTATATGGTGGTAGCGGTGGCTCTGATGGTTATGGCGATGATACAAGCGGTGATAGTTATAAACCAGCGCCGTTTTATCCGACATATCCTTACGATAATGATGCGCACATTTGTAATATAATGCTGCGTCCAGATGAAGCCGGAGTGCATCAGATGATGACGCTTGAAAATGATATTATTATGGATGAAACGATTGTTGAATTTAGTTATAACGAAAATAAACCGGTGAATTGGAGATGGTCGCCGTTACGTGTTCGACACGACAAGACTGCTGAGTATCGCGCAGGCGGTAAAAATTACGGCAATGCATACCACGTTGCAAACAGTAATTGGCATTCAATACATAACGCGATTACGGACGATATGATCACAACTGGTGAAGGTATTCCTGATCAATTGTCAAATGAGGATGTTTATTATAATCAATCTACAAGCGGAGATGGTATTGATGTGGGTGGTGGAACGAAAGTGAAATCATTGACTAAAGGAATGCGAGATTTTCATAATTTATACGTAAAGCGTAAACTGATTTTAGGAGTCGCAAAACCAGGCAACACATTAATCGATTTCGCTGTCGGAAAAGGCGGTGATTTACCAAAGTGGATTTCTGCAAAATTAGGGTTCGTATTCGGTATTGATTATTCGAAAGACAATCTAGAACATAAATTTGATGGTGTATGCGCTCGTTATCTCGACGCCAAAAAGAACAAGCGTAACGTTCCTCCTGCGATATTTATACACGGTGATAGTAGTAAAGAAATTAAAACCGGGCAAGCAGCGATTAGTGAACGTTACCGAATTATATCGAGAGCAATATTCGGCGAAGGACCGAGGGATGCGAGTATATTAGGAAAGGGTGTATATCCGCATTATGGGCGAGGAGTTGACGGGTTCGATGTTTGCTCTGTTCAATTTGCGATTCATTACTTTTTCGAAGATATAAAGAAGGTACATACATTCCTTCAAAACGTATCAGAATGCACCAAACTAGGCGGGTATTTTATAGGTACGTGTTTTGACGGAATGCGTATATTTCAAGCACTCGAAGGTGTTGATAATGGTGAAGAAATAACTGTCTACGATTCGATCAATACTCGTGAAGATAATGTACACTCTAGCGGTGAACATAAGAAAATCTGGTCTATTCGTAAAAAATATAATCAAGATGAATTTCAACCAGACAGCAGCAGCATCGGGTATGAAATTGAAGTTTTCCAAGAAACGATAAACAAGAGTGCTAAAGAATATTTGGTTAACTTTGATTACCTAACGCAATTGTTAGAAAATTATGGGTTTGATCTAGTTACTCAAGAAGAGGCAGAAGCGACATTAACCCAGCCAATGCCGGATGGAACGGGTACTTTTGATAGCTTGTTTCATCAGATGGAACTTGATATCGCGAATGCAAAGGAGAGATTTGGTGATGAGAATGTGAATAGTGGTTATCGTAAATACGATGATTATGGTAGTGCGAGATCTATGCGTCCTGAAGAAAAACGTATATCATTTTATAATCGGTATTTTATATTTCGTAAGAACCGTGTTATCAATGCGAAACAACTAAAGAATAGCTTCTTAAGTTACGCAGGGTTACAAGAAGAACACGCGCGTGGTGGTGTAGACGAACTTGACGAAGAATCGGAAAAGATCGCATTAGAAAAGATAACCAGAGCATCTATACCAATTGATGTTGCTACTAAACCAGCCATCGCAGCAGAAATTATGAAAAAGAAAGAGAATGAACAGCTTCAGCAAAAATTAGTTGAGAAACCAACTACAGCTAAAAATCGAAAATTGAAAATAACTGCATCTGCTGCAGCATCCGAAGCATCAGCGGCAGCGGCAGCAGCAGCAGCAGATAAAGAACCTGGATTTTCATTGGCTGAAAGCAATGCGGAATTTTCTGCGCCGATCGAACAAATTGAAAAGAGTTTGAAAAAACGTTCAAGAAAAGCAAAAAATGATATTACTGGCGAAAGTGGTTCTGCAGCATTGGAACAAATCCCTGCTGGTATCGAAAATCCACTTCAACCACCAAAAACAAAAATTGTGCGAAAAATTACCAAAAAAGTTTCGTTGGTAACTACAGACCAACCAGCTACAGGCGCAAGCGCTGCAGTTGAACCAGAGAAAAAAGGAGAAGCAGCAGCTCCTAAAAAAACCAGAAAAAAGAAGGAATCATCGGATAAATAATAATAATAATAATAATAATAATAATAATATTTCTACACACGAAAATAACTTATAACGATTTGTTATTACTATATAGTAGTAGTCATAACAAATATTTTTAATTCATAAAGAAATAAAACAAAAATAATTCAATAATGTTTTCAAACCAATTTAAAATGCCGCATTATAATTCGAACAATAATCGAAGTCATATAAATGTTTCTTCAGCTAACTCCACGAATTCCGCGAATTCGTCATTATTATTGGGGTTATCTTATTATAATCACTTTGTTTTACCACAAGTAGATATAAATTTGGATGATAACGGAAATTATATTCCTTTGGAAATCACCGTGAATAACTATGAATCTGAAGTTGATTCTATAAAGACACCGTATATTTCATCGTCGATATATATGCATTTATGCAATATGAAACACCAGATTGAAAAATATCAGAGTGACTGGGACAATATAAAAAAATTCACAAATCCATATGAATTTATTCATACAAATATAACAGGCAATAAAACAAACATAAGTAAACTTCGCCCGTTATCTAGATCATTCTATAAAATGATAGAAATTGTATCTGGTGCGAATTTAATACGTGAATATTCTGATACGATTACGTTAGAACCCGACTATAATGCAGGAATAAATACATTTCATCTCGCAGAAGGTCCTGGTGGTTTTATCGAAGCAATATCATACCTTAGAGGATTAGAATACAATAAAATAAAAAAATACAAAGAACTTACAAATACATACTGTGATCTTCGAACATCAACACCATCTCCAGTTATATTATCGCCAAATGTAAAAATACTCAAGCGTAATACCGATTTACACGATGAATATATGAAAGAAATTGAACACGTAAAACTATCTAAAACAATATTCGAGAGAATGTCTCTAACATCGCAACATAATTCATCAGGATCATCAGGATCATCTACTAACAGTAGTGGTAACGGTAACGGTAGTGGTAATGGTAGTGGTAATGGTAGTGGTAATGGTAATGGTAGTGGTAGTTGCGCGACATATAGTAATAAATATAATCACGACATATACGGTAATGATCGTTACTACGGAATGACCCTAATCAATGATGATCCGATATGTCCGGGTTGGAAAAAAACTAAAACGTTTCTAGACGCAAATCCAAATGTGATTATTGAAACAGGCGAAGATAAAACGGGAAATTTACTATCTATTGCGAATTTTAAATACTGCGCGTCAAAATATAAGAATAAAATGGAGATAATAACGGCAGATGGCGGTTTTGATTTTTCACTCGATTTTAATAATCAAGAAAACAACGCAACACGTTTGATTATCGCAGAAGTATTTTTTGCGCTTGCGATGCAAAAAAAGGGTGGATCATTTATTTTGAAAATTTTTGATATTTTTCATAAACCGACTGTAGATATCCTTTATTTGCTATCCTATTATTATTCAAATGTCTCTATTATTAAACCGTATACTAGTAGAATTGCTAATTCAGAAAAGTATGTGATTAGTCAAAATTTTAAATTAAATGATTCGTCGATATTGATCGAAGAGATATGTCGAATTTTTCCGTCTATTATTGGTAGTAAACTCACAGATACGACATCAACTTCGCTACCACACATACAATCTTTATTACAACGTAAGCACGATCTTTACTATTTGAATAAGATAGAAGAAATGAACGCAATACTGAGTTTTCAACAAATCGAAAATATTTCATCAACCCTTTCAATTATAACAGCACACAGAAATACGGAGAAAATAGAACAGTATAAAAAACAAAATATACAAAAATGTATTGCGTGGTGTGAGAAATACAACATTCCTTATTTTAAACAGAGCACGTATTCTGCTGGCGGAAATATTTTTTTACAACGACCGTGAAAGGTTGAATGGATGATCAGCGATAAAACATCGTAATAGATAAACAAAGTAATCTAAATATAAGATACGTATTATGATTAGATATAAAATACATATGCAAGCAATTAACTTATTTATTGGGAACTTTAGTGGTAAAAAAACAAAAGAACGTTTTGAAACCATATTAGAACCATTACAAGCCATTTTACAGATTGGCTGTTTGGCGTATTATCCAATCGGAAGCAAGTTAGCAATACATAATAATATTTTGTTTATTCAGACGACTGGATATGCGCAAAATGTAAAACGATGGTATAATAATGATAAGAAGGAAGACCTATTTTATCTCTATAACGTATTTTCACGTTTTAGTAAATTTTATAAAAATATATTAGATCAATCACCGAATTATGGTCAGTCTACTGAGGAGGATGTTTCGAATCAACCTATTATTACTCACGGACCAAATATTAACTCGAAATTATTTTCTATATTACACGATTTAGCCAAATCTGGAATTAATAATCTAATACGCACTTACAATCAAACAGATAAAATACATATTCTACATACATTACAAATGTACAAAGGGATGCTTGATAGTCCCGAACTCGTACGTAGGCTAAGTAATGGATCTGGATCTAACAACAACAACAACAACAGTAATTCAGAACAACATAGTATTAAAACCGTAGGAACTAAACTAGTTAAAGCGTCAGATGATATAAATGACGAGTCAGATTTACCGCGTAATGTTAAAAAACAGAACCATACGAACAATTCACACGGTATTCCATTTGATAATATTATGGAGCAAAACACATCTAATATTGATACAATATTTATTAAAATAACTGAATTGTATACGCAAGATGATTTTGATATTATTTACCATACTCTTATGAAACTGCAGCAAGACCCGCAATATTATATGAATTATGTAGATGGTTTGAATAAAATAATGGAACCAGTGAATATTCGCATCAAAAAATGGATTGATGATAATATTGTATTTTGAACATACAAAACAATTATTATTATTATTATTATTATTATTATTATTATTATTATTATTATTATTATTATTATTATTATTAATCGATTTCCAATTTTACCCAGCAAGGAATATAAGGTGCATTTGATAATTCACCTTTTATTTTACGAGAGAATTCAGGGAAAGGTATCTTAAATTTAGTATCTTCACCGGTTTTAATAAATTGGTTTAATACCTTATACAATTCACGTATTGCCGGATAAGACATATTCATTTGAAGTTCAGTTAATTTATCGATAATCGGTCTAACTTGCGCACGCCGTTGTTCTTGTGTTCGTTCGTTCGGATTAGTATTAACAGTCATTTCTTTCATTTTATATGTTTCATCATCTTTTTGCTGTTGTTTTTTCTGATTTCTCTTCCAATGTTTTCCCTTCCCATATCGTGTATTTGCTGCAGGAGTATCATTAGATGTTTCGCATATAAGTAAACCATTCTCTTTTTTTAATTCATCTGGTGTTATATTTGATTCAATATGTATATCTTCTGTATCTTCTGGAATAAGTATCGCCTCTTTACGAAGAATCATCTCTTCATCCGTTTTGTCTGCGTTGTCTGCGTTGTCTGCGTTATTATTTTTCTTATTTTTCTGAATCGCCGATATAGCATTTTCTATTTCTTCTTGAGAACTTCCTGGGGGAAGTGATAGCGCAGCAGCAGCGGCAGTAACATTAATATCGGTAGAAACGGTCGATCCCATTTTCACAAATTATAGAATATTATTATACTAAACTACCAAAATATATTTATATACTAAATACCCGAAATACTAAAATACTGTATCGTGATCATCACCGTACATCTTATCGCTCTTGCGAATTTCGAATACATCTTGAAATATTTTACTACGCATTAATGGTACATTTGTGCGCATTTTAAGATCAAGATGAGGATTCGTAATTACTTGAACTAAAATCTCTCGACGACTTGCGAATTCCCTGCTCTGTATCGCGTAGTATGTATAAAAATGTTGAAACGATATTCTCCGCATATGATTAGTCATTAATGCAGATGATGACCCTCGCGTCAAAGCCGTGTTAGTTTCTCTGGTCGAAGAAGACACGCCATTAAATAATGTATCGTCCTGAATCTTATTATGGAATTCGTTGAGCGCATCCTCGCATACTGCTAGTCCAGTAATATCCGCAAGATTCTCAGATAACGATAAATTCCCATCTATAACAAACCCATATTTTTTAGAAATGTGTTCATATTGTCGACTTATTCTATTTATTTTTCGTTCATATGTGGCTATATCTTTCGGAGACCACCAATTTTCGATAACTCCTTTATGATTATATACTCGACTATGAACGTGAAGTGCGTGTGATAATTCGTGACCCATTGTATATCCTAGCCCAGCAAGGTCGTACTCATATCCACGACCAAACTGTATATTTAAACTATGCATATACGCGGTTGGTATATATACCGAGTTGTTATTTGATTGATAATATGCGTTCACAATGTATGATTGCGTACCGTTTGATTTCATTTTTGCCCAATTTAATGTGTCGATATCGTCTAGATCAAGCTTTCGTTCGCTGGAATCACCGGGTAGTACCGAGTGCTCTGCTAAATATTTGGTATGATATTGACTGCATTTTAATAAATTACCCCAGGCATCTTTTTCATCGTAGTTTAGATGCACAGGGTCATTTGCGGTGATGCTATTCTCTCCGATATATAAATGAATCGTATCTAATTTTTTTAATGCGCCTTTTTTCGTATACGCAGACATCCATTTATTTCTCTCGATGCGTTTTTTATAGCATTCTGTTATTGTTGTAGCCATCTCTCGCACTTTTGAGATCATTTCTTCATTTTTATAACGTTTGGTGTATTCGTGGTCCATAAATTTTGGAAACGTGTATGATAGCCCTATTATCGGGAAATATTTACGAGGAAAATGAGTGTCTCTCCCACGAATAAGTGTATCGTTGAAGTCGAGATAAATCTCTCGCCATTTGTCGTGAAAACAAATAATTTGGCGCATATAAATGAAAAACCAGTAGCTCTTCCATTTATCGGATGCCCACTCTTTTTTTAGTGTACATAATATAGTCTTTAGATATCCAACTTGCTGCGCAATAAAGTAGGAAGGAATTTGATCCTCTTTATACCCGATATATTTTGCGAACTCGCGCCAGTTAATATCTGTATGTGCGATAGAGTCATCAATAAATATTCTAGATGCACCGCGAATATTGAATGCATAATGCGCTGGTTTCGCACGCATAGCTTCTTCCTCTTCTTCACGCTTTGAATTCGACGACCACTGAGCACAAGAACGACGGCGCTTATTTCGATGAGATTCTTTTAATTTAACCTTATCAGGGTGTATATCCGGATGTGTGGATGTAGCGAATATATGAGCATAATTTTTATCATATCGTACATCAATATTGTTCATAGTTTTCATTAATTCCGCTTCAATATCAAAAACATTCTGCGCACTTATTTTATGTTTTTTTTCATAATCTGAGCCTAGACATTTTGTAAAAACAGTATCAATAAATTTTAGATACGCGGTTGTTATTTGTTTTTTATATTTCATATATTCGACTGTTTGCGTATATTCATCATCCTTATCATCGCCAGTATTTTTGATAACTTCACCCGAAAAATGTTCTTTCGCACTCACATTTATTCTCACATTACTCATCTGATTTTGTAGTATTTTATCATCAAGATAAAATCGATAATCATATAGCGTTAATGATGGTGATGATATATGTGGTGATAACTTCCCAGAAACATAATCATCTGATGAAACTGACCAAACTACTGGTGATGCCCATTTAATCATTTCATTTTGATTAATATAAGCCAGAAACTTCCATAGATTATTTTCCTGTACCATATTATCATAATTTCGACAATATTCTTCAATATGGCATAAAATTGGTTCTTCATTTAAATTGAGTAGCGATGTATACATATTATAAAATTGACGGGCAGTACCAGTACATTTTTTTGGACCGCCTTGATCTTTAATATAGTCGTGTATCATTGATACTACATTTTTATATGTGTCTTCTTGTATGATGGAAAAATTATCGAGAGGACGAATATATCGCATTTCTTTTGGAAGAGTCTTTGGAACTTCTTTAATCCATTTATAATTTGCCCACATATAGAAATTATCTCGTATACTCTCTTGTTCTAAATGTTGTGTGGATATCACATATTTATGAGTTTTTCGATGATTGCTTCGTTTTTGTTTTCGACGTGTTGACTTCACTGTTGTAGTCATTATTATATATTAGAAATATTAAAGAATAAGATTTCTAGTATTATTTAGATATAGGAATAATATATGTCTTATGGATCATTTAACACTTAAGATGAGGTCGTTTGACTGCGCGATTATATAGATTACAGTCAGGTTTAAATACCTTGCTTTTAATGAAATAAGGCGCCCCTTGGTTTCCACCGTGATAACTACCGGCATTTGCTGCGGCGTGACCGTATGCAGACATAAATGATGCACCATTTTTTGTGATTGTTTCTAATTTAAGTCTTTCCAGACGTGTACCAGCAGAAACTGCGCCTTGAACACCATACTTCGCATTATTTGGTTTATGAATAACAGTTTCGCGACAATTGCGACTATCGAGCGCAGTTGGATATACGCGTTCTGCGTTACCGCAATTTGTAGAATAATAAACTTGAGAACCGGTTGCTGAATCGCTTGGGTTAACTGGTACTCCGTTTGAATTCACATACTGATTCGGTGTTGCATTCATTTTAGAAAATGTTTGTTTTTGTTGATAAGTGCGACACCGTGCCTGTAAGTATGATGCATTGTTCGTGTGATAAGCCCTACTTACGTTTGTATTTCCAGACCGAATGATGCGCTTTCTCGGATTCATACTTAGAGTTTTGGTTTCGTATATACCAGTATTTATTTGATAAGAACCAGGTGCACCTGGTGTGCCGATCTGCTTATAACCCGGATTATACACGATTTCGTCCGGCATACATTCACGTATAAGTGGTCGTACAATATCTTCAACAATATAATTTTGTTTTGATGCTACGCGGTTATCACACCCGCAACTTGTTCCCCTAAATACAATGCCGCCGGGTCTTTCGATAAACCCGATTGTCGGTCGGGTTTTATTTGTATATGAAGGCATTAAACTTTTCCGCCAATGTTTAATGGGTCGTGGATTGAATACGGACCCTTTAATTTTATTTTTATTTGACGGGAAAGAGCAACAAGTACTACCATTTCCATTCACATCAGGATTCGCATTCGTAACAGGTCCATTTGTAGCAGGACGTGTGTATCCAGGATATATACTTCGGGTTGTAGATTCTTTTGTGGATCTAATAGCAACCTTCATTGTTCTAAAATTCAGAGGCCATGAAACGAAGTTTTTCTGTTGTGAAGCCATTTTATATAGAATAAAGAATTATAATATAAATGGAATAACGTGTTCTATTTATTATATCACAATAGAAAAAATACATCAATAATAATTTAGGACATATAATCGCACATTAAATGATTAAATGCATTTATTATCACAATTTTAATTTATGATTTATATGTATCACGTATACTATGATTGAACTTATCGAATTTTATAAAAAGAATGTATTTCATTTTTTATTATTTATGATGATTGGGTTTGTTATCGCAACTTTGGATATATCGTTTCGAAATGTTGTGAAAAAAGTATATCTAAATGTTCTAAAAAATATAGAAATACGTCACGGATCTAGTGTGATAGAAGGATTCGCAAAGTCAAGTGTAGACAAACTAGAAGACAACAATAAACAGTCAAAAAAACAATCTGGAGGTGCAAGCGGATCAAAGGGGAAAACGAGTAAAAGCGGCAGTGATTCAACAAGCGAAGAAGGAGGAGAATGTCCGAAAGATTGCAGTGAAGTTGCGAGCTTACAAAAACGTTTGACTACTTTAATCACAGATGCTACAAAACTAAAAGATCAAGTAATTGAAAATAATAAGATTATTCAAAGACAAGAACGTACCATAAAAATTCTACAAAAAAGTGTGAGTGATATAGTTGATAGTTCAAAAAAATAATATTATCGGTATTATTATCGGTATTATTATCGGTATTATTATATAAGTAGTCAAATATACAATATGATTGAATATGACGCCGGTATCAGTAAAAATAATACAACCAATGAATACAAGTTACTGAAAGATGATATCACAACATTTTTAAATGAAAATCAAAATAGCCCGATATTGAAATATAAGATGTTTTTTATATTTTTTATTTTTGTTTTTATAGGATTAATCATTCTATTTATTTTGCATTCATTTATCGCGAATAAACCGATAAGCAGTCATAATTTTGTGAAACATATATTTGAAAAACCAGATATGAATAAGCTTGATACATATGATGATTCAGATAGTGATAACGATATCTACGATTATAAATATAGCGAAAATAGGTTATCAAGTGCAGCAGTTTTTAGAAAAGCATTAGAAGGATTTAGATCAAAAAATGATTCAAAGAAAGGCGGCGGTGGCGGTGGCGGTGGCGGTGGCGGTGGCGGTGGCGGTAATAAGCCAACTGCGAATGTATCTGGTGCTAAGAAAATGAAAGAAAAGAATAAAAATACCCCGTGTGATACTGATTGTGGTGAATATATTAAGCTGCAAGGGCAAATAAATACATTGGAGAAAATGGTAAAAGAAGTAAAACAACAGAGTGATAAGATAGCAGAAATAACTAAAGGTATCTCGGCACTAGGAAAACAAATTGAAGATCTTAATACATCTCTTGCACCAAATGGTAAATTTGAACCAAAATTATAATATATACTATTTATAACTTTATTAAGCTGTTATTTTGCTACTTTAATATTCTAGGTATAATACATCATAATTCATTATTACTAGAATAAAAGAATATACAACAAAAAATATGACTGAATCAGAAGGAGATAGTTCATTTTTAGGTCCATCTTATGAATATTGGAAAAATATTAAACAACCTAGTCAGATGGGAATGTCGCCGGATTTCACATTGGACGCACTTGCAGCTGATGTGACTGGTATATTATCGTATGTAGAAATATTAGTCACTGGAAGTGGAAATGCGAGTAAAACTGGTAAGCCATTGGGAAATAAATTTTTCCTGAAAACGAAAGGAAAATGTCGCGAATTAACAATTGATCAATGGAGAAAACACCAGGAAGAAGATAAGCAATGGGAATATGATTATAATAAAGTAGGTACAGATTTAAAAAATAAAAAAATAACAGAAGAAGACGCAACCAAAAAGAAAAATGCTTTAAGCGAATTGAAAAAAAAACGTGAAGAAACGCGAGAAAAGAAGTTTAAGAATATTGTTGATCGATATATTTATGTTAATAATATTCCTGATGGAACTATTCCGTTTATTTCTTCTGGTGCAGACGGTTCGTCATTCAAGGATCTGCGCGGTTTAATTCCTGGTGCGATCGGAAATTTGGGTGCGTTGAATCCTGCCCCGTTATTTAAAGCATTTGTTACTGGTTCTACACCGGACTGTACTAAAATATCACTAGAAACAGTAGATGCTGGGAATACGAAGGCTATGGAAACACGGCATTTAGCAATAATTGACCTTGAGGAAATGAATCCTTGTAATTTTAGTAATGGTTCGAATCCTGTATCTGGATATAGTTGTCAGGGATTTACTGAGCCTAAGACTGCGAATAAACCGTTGTCCAATTCTCTCGATGACGAGAAACCAAACATTCTTGTTTCTGAAGATGGCGAAGAAATCGGATTATATGAAATCGGTGATTTAGCTGGTTCTTCTGGAATCGCATACAAAACTACGCATCGTAGTCCGTTAAGTTATAATATTGCTAATAATAAAGCGAGTACTATGTCCGGGTTAGACTATTCCAAATTCGAACTTCCAAAGGGAGATAGAAAGGCTACTCATTCGTCAAAAGATATATTAAATAATCATAGTGCTATATCATCATCATTTTTTAAATCCAGCATAGCAGAACATCCTCTGGATAATCGTAGAGAAAATGATAATAATGATAATAATGATGAATGGTCTTATGACGCGATGATATCTAAATTGACTGATTCACTTAAACCTAAAAGATCGAACGCGGATACAACAGAAACTGTGAATGATTTTTCTAAAATTAACGGTGGAATCCCTGTTCAAATTTATTATGCTAGTTTATCATTCTTGATACTGTATTTTATATACAAAATGAACTACAGAATGGTTAAATAAAACATTATGCATCATTTCGTGTGATGTATGTTATATTATATGTTTCACGTAGAACATATAATACACTCCGAATTAATTATTATTAAAACAGATTTTTAAGCGTCTGATGGCGCTTACGACGTTTATGGTGTCTGTGTGTTTTGATATGATTTTTATTCACATAATGATTTTTGCCTCCTAAGAAACTGTTTGGCTTCGCATTGGGGTTCATTGGTTCTGATTCGTTTACGGTGGTGGAACCTGGAGGAGAAATGGTGGGTGCATTTGCTGGTTCCATACGTAATGGCTCATTTAGCGATACTGTAGATGGAGGAGGCGTCATAACAGGTAAGCTTTCATTCGACGATGGTTTAACCGTTGAAGCATTATCAGTAAAATCGGATTGAACACTGATCTGTGACGACGATGCGTTATTCAATAATTCATTCTCGTTTTCGCTTTCGTCTTCGCTGGCGCTACTGGCGCTGGCGCTACCACTGCTTTCGATATCCATTTCTTCTTTCATATTATTAGATCCAAAGTTTGGTGCTTCGTTGGATTTGCGTTCTGTTTCGCCTTCTGATTCGGACTCAGTTTCTGATTCACGTTCTTTTTCAAACATTCCGTCCATTGGGAGTTTATTCTTTTCCGCGAATTTTTTTAGTGAATCCATCGCAGTTGTCCACTCGCTAATATCTTTATTTTTCGATCCGGATGATTTTAAATCTTTATACTTATCTTTTAGTTTACGGTGTTTTTCCCTCATTTTTTTGCATTTCTCGCGTAACGTTTTAATTTTTTTTACAAAAACGTCGACTTCGTCATCATCAGTGCTTTCATCTTCGTCTTCTTCATCGCTCTCTTCTTCCGTCTCATCGGATGATTCACCTGTAACTTTAGCTTTCTCCTCTTCGCCGGCGGCTGGTTTAAATATACCAGTGACTTTGTCTATAAATGATGCATCTCCCTCTTCTTTCTTCTTTGCGTCATTCTCATTAACCACTGGTAAATTTGGTTGAGATGCAGCTAGACCAACATCATTGGGTTGCTCTTCAACTTCATTCACAGGCTCTGTCGTAGTAGCCGCCGACGCCGCCGCATCCTTATTCTCGTCAGTTCCAATGCCCAATCCTTTACTTATTTTACTTAAAATACCAGGCTCTTCTGGTGTCTTTTCGCCAGTAGCGCCAGTATTCGCGTTTTCTTTCGTCGTATCGGAACTGAACATATTCATAATTCCTCCTTTATTTTCTTCAGAACCAGTTTTATCGCTACCTTCTTGATCTTTTTTATCGCTCTCGCTCTTACCAAATAATCCTTCTAAAATACCGCCAGATTCTTCTTCGGGTTTTTTTTCTGAATTAGCCCCGGTCGATTGCGGTGGTAGAACATTGCTGTTATTAGACATTAGTAATTATCACAATACTATTATAATATAGTGATTTTATATTATCATAAAAATAATATAAAATCTAGTTTGCCTAAAACTTATATTATTATGGATCAACAAATAAACAATATTGTTTAAAAACGAACTCTCTTGTGGATTTCAAGAGCAACCAAACCACCGGCAATTTGTGCGAGGATGTATGGAACGACATCCGACATAGGAATCTTACCAGCAGCAGCCATCATAACAGTAACAGCAGAGTTGAAGTGACCACCGGAAATATGTCCGCCTAACATAATAGCGATTGCTAAAGCAGCACCAATCGCGATAGCATTACCAGTTGCGATAATAACGTAAAGGAAGAAGATACTTCCGAGAAATTCAACAAGATACTTGTTAAGCATTATAATTATGAGTGTTATATAATAATTTAATAAAAAAAATATATTTTATTGTGTTAAAATGTATTTTAATATGCTGGGTTCAAGTAAATAGATATAGCTGAATTTGTGTTATGCCTAAATATTAACGTCCAGATTGAAAAGATGTATTCGCGCCTTTTTTGGCTGGGGCGACACATCCTCCTGACCTACAGCGTCGAATAGCGTCTTTTTGAACTTGTAAGTCTGGATTTTTAAACGTCAAAATATCTCCTAAAGGTGCTCTTGTAGAACTAAATCCAATAGAATGAATCCGTCTTGACTGAATATATGAAGAAGAATCGGTTGAGTTGAATATTTTAGTTTTCTTATTCAAAATCGCGTTATATTTTTCATTATCTGCTCCGACAGCTCCTGCGGTTTTTAAATATGACGCGCGACTTAACGAAAATAATGTATCACCTGATGCAGGTGAGAATTGTTCGGGCATATTTATGGTTCTTTGCTGCGCCATCGGAATATCTGAATTATAAATGATTACTTATGATATATAATAATGATATAATTGGTATCATATAAATTATATATCATAATACTTTTCGGAAATAATAATAATATCAATAATAATAATATCAATAATAATAATGAGTATACTAAATTATCTACGTATCGCGCGGATAGCTGACTGTACCGTATTATTCGCACCACCAAAAGTAGAATCATTATAGTTGCGATTCACAGCCATTTGACGGCGGAAACGTGTATAATCAGAACCATCGTATACAAATTTGGTATTGCAAGTCGCCGATGGAACACCGCTACCATCATTCGTTGGATGCACACCACCTGCTAAACTACGCCAAGTCGCAGTAATGCTTCTTTTTGCACTTGTTACTTGATTTGATCCTCCGGATGTGTAATTTTCACGAGACAAGTAATCGCCAGCGTTATTCACAATACGAAATGGGGTTGCTGCAGGTATACGACCATTCACATTCTTAGTCGCAGCTAAACCATTCCACGCTTTACGAAGAATGAATCGCTCGGTTTCAAACTCAGAGCTTCCTTTCATTGTGCCGTTCGAAATCGGCTTCGGTGCAACACCGTGGATTCCACCTCCTAAACTTGATGAAGCCATATAATAATTTGTTTATAGTATTTATATATTATATTATATAGATTATTATGAATTATTATGAATTATTATGTGAATAAAAATAGAGTAATTATGTATTGTATCAGACACAGACACACGCGCACACACGAACGCGATACCTACACTACGTCATAATTCTTGGCGCGATGTTCATAGTCGCTAACTCTTGAAATAACAATTTACAAGCATACGGAATTTGCACCAAAGCGAAATCGGAACGATTATCACACGTTTTACATAAATGTATACTTCGCTCATCATTATATGCCGCGACCATACCACATTTACGACACACGTGAACTTCATATTTATCAGATGAATCATACATTCTCCCGCGGGTGAACCTCGATGCACCGTGTCCAACCATAGCATCACGTTCCATTTCACCAAATCGAAGACCACCATCACGACTTCGTCCTTCCGCTGGTTGATGTGTGAAGTTAACCATAGGTCCAATAGATCGACTATGTTGCTTGTCGTTTACCATATGTTTCAATCTCTGGTAAAACACCGGACCAATAAATATATCCGACTTTATCTGTTCTCCAGTTAATCCGTTATAAAGAAGCTCGTTTCCATTCATTTCAAAGCCAACCTTTAATAATTCCTTGCTTATATCTTTAATTTCGAGTTCTCCAAATGAAGTTCCATCACCAAACAATCCTAAATTCACCAATACTTTTCCAAGAAGTGTCTCTTTCAATTGCCCGATAGTCATACGAGACGGGATCGCGTGCGGATTAATGATAATATCCGGTCGTATTCCGTCCTTCGTGAACGGCATATCCTTTTCCGGAATGATATTCCCGATAGTGCCTTTTTGTCCCATTCTACTGGATACTTTGTCTCCTATAACCGGTTTTCTAAATGCGCGAATCCGAACTTTGCAGAAACAGTATCCTTCACCATTACTGTCTATGTAACTTTTGTCCACATAACATTCTTCGCACGTATGATACGCCCTACTAACATCTTCGTACTTGATAATCTTTGTGGGATCATTACGGTTATCTTTAATCGGAATAACTTTACCCATTATGATATCGCGATTTTCGATAAATGTGTTCGCAGGCATAATACCGCGTTGGTTTATTTTCTCGTAATTTCCAAATTTCATACCTTTCGTCTTTGATGGATCAGGGCGACATCTCACTTCTTCATCACCGTTTATTTTCTTATCTTCGTCCTTTTCCGTATGATAAATCGTTGCTGAAAACATTCCACGATCTATCGCACCCTGATTTACCAGAACAGAATCCTCTTGATTATAACCCGTATAAGACATAATAGCCACAATCAACGGCGCACCCGACGGTATTTCGGCTAATTTAATCATTTGCATCAAACGTGTATCCACAAGCGGACGATGAGGGTATGTTAGAACATACGCAGTTTTATCCATACGACGTACATAATTCGTCACATAAATACCGATTGCTTGTTTACCCATCGCACATTGATATGTATTTCTGGGTGCTTGATTATGTTCCGGAAAAGGAATACACGACGCCAAAATCCCGAATATTGTACTAGGGTGAATCTCGCAATGCGAGTATCGATAAATATACGGATTCGAAGGATCTTCTTCATTGCGATACAGATGTTTCGGTTTCATAGCAATCATACTAAATGCCTGCTCATCTGGATCAATATATTCAATCACTGCGTGTGTCGGGTTGTTTGAGTTACTCGAGCCGATATAACTATCACCACACATATGGGTTAGTAAATCGTCCCACAATATTTCGCGTTTTGAAAGTCTCTCTATAATGTCTCGCGTAATGTACAAATCATTTGTTTCAGGATTTACGATGTGCAATGGACGAATTAAACGACCAGCATCATTGCAAATACGAATTTCCGCAAGAATATAGTCAAACACAACCGACGTGTATACATTTATAATCCCACAATGTTTCTTCATTTTGAAGTCATTGTACAACCTTACAGGATCTTTGGTAATACCAACCCAAATCCCGTTTACAAATACCTTTACTTCATTATATGTATCGCACGGCTTCAATGTTTCGATTCTCTGGATGTGTTCGTCGATATGCGTATGAAGTGATGTCGGGTTACTATGTATCGTAATATGCGTCATATAGCTGATATTCTTAACTACACCGATACTACCACCTTCTGGCGTCTCCGCTGGACACAAAAACCCCCACGAAGTGTTATGCAACTTTCTTGGAGGAATCAGCTTGCCGCTTTTGTCGATCGGTGTATTAATCCTGCGCAAGTGACTCAAGCTTGATGAATAAGTCAACCTATTCAATACTTGTGCGACTCCGACCTTATTGCTAGTTAAGCTTTTGATTCCGAAATCTCCAGTAGAAAGAGCACGCTTTAAACCATTCTCAATGGTTGCTGATTTTATGATTTTATACATATTTGTATCATTGATGATACTAAGATAATCTTCAGTGGAACGCCAAGAACCCGTATTAATCTCGCGAATCACTTGTTTAGACATATCCTTAACTAGTTTGTTGAAGTAATTCCGAAAGAGATTGTTCAGAAGTGTTCCAGTTAAGTCAATTCGTTTATTGAGATATGAATCTCGATCATCTTGTTTTGTAATCTCAAAGAACGCCATCAGTAGCTTGTGCGCCATATATCCAAGAAAGTATATACGCTGCTTATCTGTATTGCAATGAGGATACAAATCGTTATGCAAAACTTCCATTGCGAATTCTCGCTTTTTTATTGCGCCGGTCTCCTTATCCATATTGATCGGTGTGAATATTACTTGTGAAATGATATATTTAATTGCGTCTTCTTGCGTCATAATATGATTTGCGTCAATGATTGATGCTTGTAATGCGTCTAATAGCATTTTGCTGTGACTTTGTCGTTGTGTCTCTGAATTGTTAATCTCATCTTTGCCCTTATTGCTCGTATTACTCGTATTGCTGACGTTATATACAATGTATTCACAAATTTCTTTATCTGATAGCACACCTAGTGCACGAAATACAATAAATATGGGAACGGGTTGCTTCATTCTTGGTATCTGAATCACCAGTGGGTGTCCAAACCCGTTTTGCTTTGCAACTACCATCATATTAATCTGTTTCGGTGAAATACATTTGTGATCGGGAATTGACTTGATTTCTGCAACCCATAACCATTTTGTGTTATTTTTAGCGACATTATAGCAAACAACTTTGTTTTCTGCCGCACGTTCTTGTCCTAACACAGTTTTTTCACTACCATTAATAATAAAGTAGCCACCTGCGTCGTGAGGGCATTCTCCAGTAACATTATGATCTAAGTGATCGTGCTGTGATAATACGCAGATGCACGATTTTAACATAATCGGTAATTTTCCAATATGTACTTTCGGTATTTGCTTATGAAATGTTTGAACGTTCGACAAATTAGGACCACTTCTAACAATATATTTGATAGATAAATCGGTAGTCATCATTGACGCATACGTGAAATTTCGCAGACGTGCTTCTTGTGGAAACATAATCTTAGTCGCGCCTGTGTTTTCGTGAATTTGTGGACGGTAGAGATAGAAGTTATTAAAATTCACCTCTACTTCTAATCTATGTTTTTGACTTGTTTTATCAAAATCTTGCTCCGAAAGAATGCGAACAGGATTAAACATGTCGATTGTTCTTCTGAGTTGGTTATTCACCATATCATTGTATGATTCTATTTGATGGCGTACTAGTTGCTGCAAATGTTTTCCTTGAAAATATGAACTAATAATCGACCAAGGTTCTTCGATATAACTTCCGATTCTTCCTTTTATTTTGTCTGAAAGACGTGGCTCTTTCCCCAGTGTGTGGTCTTCTGTATCAGTACTCACCTTTGGCGCATCTACTTGATGATAATTTGTTGAATAATGCGGATTCATTGACTCGTATGTTTTAGTAACGTCAACATCTGTGAATATGACTTGTTCTTCATCATCATCATTCTTCACTTCCACTGCATCCACTGCATCCACTGCATCCACTGCATCCGTCGATATATGGCTACACTGATGTAGATTATCTTCTGCGTTCGCATTCTTATGATCTTCTATTCGTTTTGTAGTCTTTTTTGCTTTTGGGGTTCGTTCATTCGTATTATTTTTTGCTTCAGTTGTAACAGTATTTCCAGTGTTCGATTCCTTGATAAATTTAATAGCTTTGGTCGGCATTGTTATCTTTATAATGAATATTACTCGATAGTTAACTTGTTTTATAACTTCGAGTAAAGCTATATTATATTTCAATTTATTTTTATATCATATTACGTAATACTTATTTTGAATATTATATTTGTATATATGTACATTTATATAATCAATATAAACGCATAAAAATATATATATTACTCTTAGTATAATGGCTATCCCATCATATACTAACGACAATAGTAACAATAATCCGTGTAATAATAATGTGAACCCACCAAAACGTCGTTGGTATCATTCTAAACGAAAAAAACGCGGAGGCGGAGAGAATAACAAGAGTGACTTACCTCCATCACAGTCGAATGAAGAAGAAGAGATGATAACCAAACAAAACCTTGATAAAATGCGTAACCAGAGGATTCAAGATAAACTTGATAACGACGCACAAGTTGCTAGAATGGAAGAACAGTTACACAATTACTTTCAGAAATCAAATACACCATATACATATATTAATGATACAGGTATATATAATTATAAAGGTAAACAGAATGAAACTACGAAGAACAACATCCCAGTGAACAACATCCCAGTGAACAACATCCCAGTGAACAACATCCCAGTGAACAACATCCCAGTGAATAATACCAATCCATTTACTATACAAGGACAAACGAACCAATTATTTTCGTTATTTCCAATAAATCCATTTATAACAGCATTTCCTTTTAATCCTCTGAATACGGGATCAGATAATTCTACAAAGAATAAGCCAGAATCAAATAATGAACCCAAAAAAGAGCGACCAATAAATGAAAATACCGACGACAATGATGATATTGAAGAAATTATGATACATCAAGAAATAAAAGATATAAATGATCTTATTGATTTATGCGATAAATATCCTTTGTCTGATAAGAAGAAGTACAACATTAATATGAAAGCAATACATCTTATTAAACAGCCATTAACAGATTTATCGAAAATGATTGGAATGGACAATTTAAAACAAACCATTGTTGACCAGATTCTTTATTATGTTCAAAACTTGCATATTCGCCCAAAAAGTAAAGACAAACAAATTGATAAAGGAGACAGTTCAATAACTGTGGATAAAACAAACAATAATACATTAAAAGATGAAAGTGAAACACAGATTCAGGCAGACGTACTTAATCCATTCGCATCTGAATTTATACCAAAAAATAATAATGAGAATAATAACAATAATGATAGTACTTCTATTGAGTCTGTGTCGGCGTCTGCGTCGGCGTCGGCGTCGGCATCTGCGGCTTCGTCCAATTCAATAAAACCTGATATCGATATATCTAGTAGAATTGACTTCGGAAATAAAGTAGTAAATCCGTTTGCGAATATGCAACCAGTCTTTAATTTCAATGTATTGAACCCGAATAAAAAAGAAGTAGTAAATGACCAAGATGGCGATTTTATGCATACAGTTATTTATGGTCCACCTGGTACAGGAAAAACTGAAGTAGCCAAAATAATTGGTAGAATTTTTAGTAGTTTAGGTATTCTCTCGAAAAATACGTTTAAAAAGGTTAGTCGACACGATTTAGTTGCTGGATATTTAGGGCAAACTGCGATAAAGACGAAAGATATTATTAAAGCATCGCTTGGCGGTGTACTCTTTATAGATGAAGCATATTCTCTCGGAAATTCAGAGAAGAGGGATAGTTTTGCGAAAGAATGCATAGATACGTTGTGTGAAGCTTTGAGTGAATATAAGAATGATTGGATGGTTATTATCGCTGGTTATGAGAAAGAATTGAATGATTGTTTCTTTAACTTTAATGATGGTTTAAATTCTAGATTTACGTGGAGATTTAGATTAGATGGATATAAGTCACGCGAGATGAAAGAAATATTTATAAAAAAAGTAAATGATTATAATTGGTGTATCGCAGAAGGTAATATAATTCCAGATTCTTGGTTTGAAACCAAAATGGAATATTTCACTACATATGGTCGTGATATGGAGACATTATTCACAAAAACAAAAATCGCACATAGTAGACGAGTTTTCTGTTTGCCTGCTTCTGATAAAACAAGAATAACCAATAAGGATTTAGACAACGGGTTTAAGTTATTTTTAGAAAATCCAGAAGTGAAAGACAGAAAGGACCGTGGTAGTATGGGAAATTATATGAAGGCGTTATACGTGTAACATATGTATTTTCATTTGAGTTTTATTTTGTCTTATCTTATATACTATATAACTATATATAAGATAGTATATAACTGTGAAAAATGGATGGTGGAGGAAGTAGTGTGAAAAAGAGTATAACTATTGATTCTGCATCGTTAAATGGTAATGGAACATTGAAAGGTAAACGACCGAAACGAGATAAGACTGCCCGTAAACTACGTCCAAGTTCGATTGTTCAACCTAGTGTGTTAAAAAAAACGTTACTAGAGCGTATTAAACAGCATCAACGTTCGAGAGAACAAGGGCGTTCACGCACAAATGACTCTGAACATCGTAATGAAAGTATAAATGATGCATCAAATACTAATAATAGTAATGGAAGTTCGGGCAGTACAAAAATAGGCGAAGAAACATTCACGACGAACTTCTCGAAATCTATGGATTTTTTGCAAAAACTCGCACTAAAACGCCAACAAACCAAAACACGTCGAAACAACCAACCAAATAGCAACAATCTCACATCATCGGCGATATCAAATGCATTAAACATAAAAACACCTGAAGCATCTATGTTGAATCAAGTTGCTGAAACATTGACTAGTGGTGAAATTATAACAAATACCGGTATAATAGGTCTTCCTATAAACACATATAGCGAATCGTTGGCTATACATAATCACAATAATAATCAATCCATCCAGAATATGACGGCTGCGCCATTATCAATGATGAACGCGCCGATTATTAATACACAGATACAACCTAGTCTTTTTCCTGCAGCAGTTTCTACAATGTATAACAATAACAATAACAATAACAATAACAATAACAATAACAATAACAATAACAATAACAATAACAATAACAATAACAATAACAATACATTTCAGTCGCAAGCTTCCCAATCTACAAATGTGATTCCAAATATCACAGAACTAGCAGATGTATATAATAACACAATCGCAGCAGCATCATCCTCGAATGATACAAAATCTGATAACAACACACCAATAACCACAAATAGTAACGACACGCCGTTACATGTTCCAGAGAATCCTGAATCATTTTTACCATCTATATTTATTAAAGAAGAACCGCCACACGGGTGTTTAAAAGAAGGGAAAAAGCCAACATTCCGTGAATGGGCAAATAAAATGTTAAAAAAACCAGTAGATACAATTACAAATATATTCTCTGGAGGTGATGGGGGTGATAACGGGAATAACATCGGCGGGAACAGCGAAAGTAATACCGGAGGAGGTGTTAGTATTAATAATAATATCACTGGCGGGAATAAAATAGACCCTGAGAACATAGAAGGAATGCGCGTAAAGATTAGAAAAACATTAAAAAAGAAATATAGAGTAGGTAAACACGATAATGTTGTCGGCGTATTATTAAAAAACAAAGAATCACAACAACATATTCAAAAACAACATTTGACTTTAAAAAATAAAACAATTGGTGATATAAGAAAGCATTTATATGATAAGAATTTACTTAAAATCGGTTCAAATGCACCACCGGATGTTCTTCGCAGATTATATGAAGATTCGATTTTAACTGGTGATGTTAAAAACACAAGTGGAAATGTTCTTGTCCATAACTTCTTTTCATCTGAATAACCTCAATATACTTAACAATGCGTACATATATATACGATATTTTCGGGTATAGCGCTAGTCTCTGGAAATAAAATATCTTCTAACGTTCTTCCGTGTATATGGAATTTTCGCGCCTTTTTAAGTAAAAGCGGTAACTCTCGATGATGCATTCTATTCCTAGTTATATCTTCGTATATATGATCTAATACATAATCTATCAAATATGTCTCCAGTTTTTCAAACATTGGGTCCGTATGACCAATATTCCCAATTTCACACGTAGATGAACTAATATTCGCATTACTCACCCGATTACGATTATTATTTATATTTCGAGTATTCTTATCATAAAAATCCTTTATATACACCGGAATATTAAAACTATAATTCCAAAATGTATCACACGATATTCTAACATTTAATGTTATCGTTGATACATTATTATCTTCAAATATATCTAATGATCTCTTTTTATTGTTAGTTGAATGCGTATCCATTATCGTTTACGAAATCTTTACGAAATGTATATTATGTATAAGTTTTTGGATTTAAGTTCCATTTATCATCTTATATGGTAATACATATAAAGATATTTATTTGTATAATATAATTAGTTGTAGACTCACACAAGTCGTAATCTTATTATTATATGTCTGAATCACAAAACGAAGAAACCAATACTTTGATTGAGGAAAACCCGACAATTACCACTACATCTTTACTCACACACAATGATGTTATTCAAAAATTCGAAGAAATTAGTAAAAAATATACATTAAAACAAGGTTATATGACTACGATGTTACCTGATACTTTTTCAGAAGAATATATAAAAAATAATCCGCAACTTCGATGGAAAGAGGTATATAATTTCAATGCATCAAATCACGTAAGAATACACTCTATTTCTGGAAATATTAAAGTTTTCGGTATAGAAATGCCGATTATTTTAGAACGCCCGATAAAACAAGATCATCACGCCGAATTTGAAGATTATTTTAATTTTGGAGGTCATAATTCCGGTTTCACAACGAATCGTATTGTTATTAGAATGCGAACTACGATCGATGATACAATTAATGTTCGTAATACACTTACTACAGATGGCGAAATAGATCAAAAATATGCAGACCAAGTCGTACAGTTTATGGTATTCGGTGGTTACATAAAATATTGGTCAGGATATTATGATTTGCGCTCATGGTTTTTTTGTAATCTACGTAATGTTAATATTCTTGGTGCTAAGGATGATCAATCAAGCGATTTTATACATAAATGTGTGATGGAAAATATTGTTTTCGATGCTGATACTGATAATGATGCCGATGCGGCATCTATTTGAATGAACACACAATATAAATGAATTAAATATAATCGTATGTGTTATATAATATATCCGATTATGAATATTTGTATACAAGTAATACCTACGAATAAAACAAATGGCGCACAACAAGTGAAGGGAGAATGGATCACATCGCGTATTCCACCAGGTATGCGAGATGCATATGCATCCTACAAGGAACGTCATCATTACTATCGCGAAACTCCACACATCAGTGGAGAATATATTGTTTATCGCATTGATAATGACCCGTATCTTCCAACATATATCGCAAGAACTGCTGATATTCCAAATATTGAAAACTACGACATACAAGATAGTAATTTTGAGAATAATATTACCATTACGAGAGATTCACATAATATCATGATGTCTTCATCTGCGGTAACCCCGATTATAGATACAAATGATATATATGTATTCATCAATGATGCTCCAGGTAATGGACGCGCAAATTGGACACTTGCGAGAGATTATCAAATGTGGGCATTTCGCGATTTTATGTATAATACTACACCCAGATTACTTGAAAATAATAATCGAATTGAAAAAATCACATACGTATCTCGCGGTTCATCACTCACGAACCTGATAGAAAATGATGATTCAACCAATATCACAATTATCGACTTACCAAATTTACAACCTAATATTATATTCAGTATTTCGCGAAATGATAATAATAGCGTATATTATGAGAAAAATGATATTCATCGTTCAAGGGTTCGTTTGTGTGATAATGAATATGCGCGCGCCGGTTATCTCGGATTTTATACGCGTATAACAATGGATCCTGGTATTATTGTGGCTCCTCCTTCATCACTACCATATAGTGGTGTTAGTAATGAAAATATCAATAATACGCAACTTTTATCAACATACCATCTACCCGATCCAGTAGAAACTATTAGCGAAGAAGATAAACAATGTATATTGTGTTGCAAATTTCAAATCAATATGAAATTATCACCGTGCGAGCATAAAATTTGCTGCTCTATCTGTTACTCAAAACTTACTGTGAATAAATGCCCGGTTTGTCGGGAAGATATATTACGTATTATGAATATATGAACACGTATGTTATGATCATAACATTATCATAACAATATCACTGTCCTATCTCGTAAATAATAATAAAGATAATTTACGAGAGATATATAGCTTATAAATAATTAGATTTAAATATCATCACGTTTTACCATACAACTGCATACAACTGCATACAAATGGCGCTTATTAAAGAATATTTCGCATTAGCTGATAAATATAGTCGAGAATATGGTAATAATACTATAGTATTGTTGCAGGTTGGTGCATTCTTTGAAGTATATGGTCAATTATCCGGTCATTCATCGGATATACCATCCGACACAGAGAACACTCATAATCTCTCGACTGATAAAGCTATATGCACAGGAAGTCGGATTGATGATTTTTGCGCGATTTGCGAATTGGCTAAAGCAAATAAGGTACCCGGTATTGTGATGGCTGGATTTCGAGACTATGGTCTCGATAAATACTTGAAAAAATTACAAGACGCTGGTTATACGGCAGTCGTTTATACACAAGATGGTATAAACACCCCACCAACTAGAAGCTTGCAGGGTATTTATTCGCCGGGTACCTATTTTTCAACTGATGTTATTAATGCTACGTCGGGAACAGAAGGAGAAGACAGGCGAATTCTATCAAATAATACGGTATGTTTATGGATAGAGAAAATCTCTCGACGAACTACAATAAATCAAAATGCAACAACAAAATTATTAATGGGAATGACTAATATCGATATCTATACCGGTAGATCTACCATATTTGAAACCGAGAGTATTGATACACATAATCCATCTACATACGATGAGATCGAGAGATTTATATCTTCATATAAACCGTCTGAAGTGATAATCATATCAAATCTCTCGCAACGCGAATCAGAAGACATTATTCAATATTCAAATATTCAATGTAAAATGATTCATACTATATTCACAGACAAGCCGATTGTTAATAAAGTAAATGGTAGCTTATCAAAAGAAGAAAAGGCATTACGATGCACAAAACAAATATACCAGTTCGAAGTATTAAATGTATTTTTTCCAGATGGTCACGCTAAATCTCTCGAGCATCTATTTTTAAATTATGAAATAGCCACCCAATCTCTTGTATTTCTCCTGAATTTCATCTATGAACACAATCCAAATTTAGTTTCAAAGATTCAAGAACCTATATTCGAGAATCAATCCGAGAGATTGGTATTAGCGAATCATTCTCTTCGCCAATTAAATATTATCGATGATGAAAACAGTTCTCACAGTAGAACGTCTAGAACATCTTCTATAATGTCGTTGCTCGATCATACCATAACACCGATGGGTTCTCGTGCATACAAATACGCATTATTACATCCGACATACAATGAACATATTCTCCAGACGGAATACAATATTACGGAGTATATGTTAGAGAATACGACCAAAGATAAGATAGATTATATGAATGTTCGAGAGAAATTAATGCATATAAAGGATATTGAAAAATTGCATCGACATATTATTTTAAAGAAGATAACTCCGTATCATATGTATGGATTATATTATACTTTACGCCATATTCGAGAAATATATGCAGAGTGTTCGAGAGATATACCACTAATAGAATATTTAACGAGAGATTCTGGAATTAGAAATAATATTGTCGGTATCTGCACCGAGTTGCTTGAATTATTTGAGAAAACACTAAAAATCGATATATGCCGCGACATCACAGATCATACATTTGATACGAATATTATATGCAGAGGTGTATCTACTGAATTGGATAAAATTGTAGATCTATACAATACCAGTGTTAAATCTCTCGACGGTATTCAACGTGTACTCAATGAATTTATATTTTCTAGTGAAAAACCAGGTGCAGCCACCTCCAGCGGAAACAATCAACAGTGTGATATTGAATATGTGAAAATCCACGAAACAGACAAACTCGGCATTTCACTTCAAGCTACAAAGAGAAGGACTAAATTATTAGAAGATAAGATTAAACGTCTTCAAAATAAACAAATCACGATTAATATTGACGATCAAAAGCAATGCTCCACCTTTTTATTTGATATAGGTTCATTATCATACCCTGTCGCATCTAGTAACAATAATACGATACACAGCCAACAAATATACGAATTGTGCGCATCTATCATATCTGCTAGAAATAAAATGTCTGACTTGATATCACAAATTTACTATGGATTCATTATTTCATTACAGTCGTATTATCACGATTTTGAGAACATGATTACGTTTATATCAAAGATGGACACACTACAGAATAAATGCTATATTGCGCGCAAATATAATTATTGTAAGCCGGAAATTTCTAAGTCGTCAGATGATGACTCGGGTGCTATAACTAAGTCATTCGTCAAAACCACTGGGTTGCGACATAGTTTAATTGAGAGAATCAATGAAACGGATACATACATTTCAAATGATATATCACTTGGATGTGGCGGCGGGAGCGACGGCAGTGTGGATGCGAATAAACATAACAACCAATGTGATGGTATGCTTTTATACGGAACGAATGCTGTTGGAAAAACTAGCTTGATCCGAGCGATCGGTATTTCGATTATTCTCGCGCAATCCGGATTTTATGTACCTGCAACAACATTTTTATATAAACCATATCAATCCTTAATGACTAGAATATTGGGAAATGATAATTTGTTTAAAGGATTATCTACTTTTGTGGTCGAGATGACTGAATTACGAGTCATTTTAAGAATGGCGAACGAGAATACAATTGTTCTTGGCGATGAATTATGTTCAGGAACCGAGATCGACTCTGCGATTAGTATATTTGTAGCAGGATTGATGCATCTTCATAAATCGGGATCTTCATACATTTTTGCTACACATCTCCACGAAATTGCCGACTATAAAGAGATCCTTGATATGTGTCCGCGATTACGACTGGCGCATATGCGCGTTTTTTATGACCGAGTTTTAGATACATTAGTATACGACCGTAAACTACAACAAGGCGCAGGAGAAAGTATGTATGGACTTGAAGTATGTAAATCGCTTCATTTACCAGCGGAATTTTTAGAATGCGCAAATACAATACGCGTGAAATATCGGGGAATAAGCGCCAAAACCCCAACCGCGAGTATTCTAGAAGACGCGACGCCATCAAGATATAATAGCGGAAAATTAAGAAGAGTCTGCGAGATTTGCCAAGTGAAACGTGGATCAGAAGTTCATCATCTTCAACATCAAGAAAATGCAGATGGATTTAATTATATCGGAAATATTCATAAAAATCATACATCAAATCTGGCGACGTTATGCGAAGAATGTCACCAAAAAATACATAAAGACGGCGTGCAACATATTAAGGTAAAAACCGGAAAAGGTCCAAAAATTGTGATAAAGAACGAAAAAATAAAGAACGAAAAATAAAGAAAGAACGAAAATAAAATAAAGTAATATAGTATAAAATTATCAATGTCTTCTTTGTCTATAAATAAAGTAAGAAATCGCGCATTAAATGCGAATGCGCAAAATACAAACAATTATTCAATGTGGCTTGAACCATTATCTCATAAACAATATCCAGTAACGGATGTTCATAATGCGACAACCAATGCTTTAATCACATCTAATGGAACAAGAAACACAATTATCGCTCAACCTGGTATCACATATAACAATGTGCGCCTTGACGTTTCCGGTTCTGTTAACCCTACGAAGTGGACAACTGGTCAAACAATTAATACCGTCCTTCTTCAACCAGCTGATATGTCTCAAAATGAAGTATTATATTCAATTACCGATAGTCCGCATATCATCGCAAGATATGTGTATACTCCAAAGTCGAATAACTCTAAAATTATTGTAGAGTACGATGCATTATATGTTATGAATGGATTTAATGATGATATATTTCAATCTCAATTACTTGAAGGAGAAAATATTATTGGAAAACGAGAACAACACTTTATTAATCAATCTGGTGGTGGAACACGTAGTGGATGTATTTTTCCTATTAATGGTGTATTCACAAATAATGCAGTTACTCCTCGAACTATAAATGTTAAACTTTTTATTACTTCATTATCAGATACAGTTCGATTATATGGTGCGCCTTATGATGCATCGATGAAGATTACTGAGATAGCTGCGTAATTATGAATTGAACGCTCGATTCACGAATAATTCAATATATTATTATTATCGCACAATAATAATATAATCTTTTATAGTAATATAAAATAGTAATATAGTAAGTAATATTATCATAATAGTATCATAATAGTATACTAACTAGATGAATGCGGATAGTGTTTTTCAATCTATAAAAGATAATACATTAAATGCTGTGAATTATATTTCAGAATCGATAAAAAGTGTTGGTTCAAGTATAGGAGCTACAGCCGGTTCAACACTCGATTCGGGCGTAACTTCATTTAAAGAAACATCTTTAGGAGATACATTTTTTAAAAATTTCCAGATGATTATAATAACAGTCGTTATACTAATCGGCGGTATTATGTACATTGATTTTTTAAAAATGAATATCGATAGTGAAAGTTCTAGCGATAATACAGTTGAAAAAACAATTACGATCGAACCAAATACTTCACAGAATATTCGTTATATACCTACCGATGAAGGATGGACTGCACCAATTCTATCAATGAGACGCGAACTCACAGAAGGGTTTGGTTCCGAATATAGCGAACGTGAATTAGAGAATATTCATACCAAATGTAGCGACAGTTTCTGCGTTTTACATAATAAATCTAGAAGTGATTTAGAAAATGCGTGCAATTCAATTAGTGACCAAAATATATGCGCTACGAAGTGTTGTTGCGGATGGACAAAATATACCGGACACGAATCTGAAAATGATCCATTTATGATAGTAAATAATGCTACATCACGCGTAACAAACAATCTGGACCAAAAACCAGGTAAATGTGTTGCTGGTAATTCCAAAACACCATTAAATAATTATACACCAGATAATCAACCGCGCGATATTGAATATTACTACTATATGAATAAATGTGTGAATGGACGTGGTTGCTCTACATAATCGAATTAATAATAATAATAATAATAATAATAGTATATATAAATTATGGAAATGAATACGAAACAACGTGGTGGCTGGAAATTTCCTCTTCCTGCACTTCCGACAAATAAAATGATGAATGCGGCACCTCCTGCCGTATTCAATAATATAAAGGCGAATATACCGAAACCCCCTACTAATTTAAATCAGGTATTCGGCAATCCACAACCAAATCCTTTTTCTGACGCAAAGGCGAATGAGCCGATGAATCAAGTAGTTGATCTTAATAAAAAAAAAAGCAAAAGTCGAAGAAGCGGTAGAAGTCGCAGCGAGAAAAGCAGAAACGATAAAAATAATAAAAGCAGAAGTGCTAAAAGCGGAAGGAGTAAGGGAAACAAGAAAATAAATAAATAATAATATATTTACTATTATTGAACAAATCCAAATAGTAAATATAATGAGTTAATGATTATTGTATTTTTTATTCGTCTATAAACCTAGTTCAGCTAATCCTTTAGATAATTCCTTCTCTTGAGCACGAGTTAATTTTCTACTGGAAGTTGTTCCATTCATAATTGCATCTAGTTCCTCTTGAAAATCGGCGTGAGAACTGGATTCTATTGATGGGCTTTTGCCGGTTATTTCTTTAATTATACTATCATATTTATTTTTAGATTGTTTAGATTTTGTTAACGCTAACTTACTCATTTCGTGATAAAGTTTATCTTCATCATCAAGTGATGCAGATGATGCAGCTACTGCTGATCCTCTTGACGGACTAGGATTTTTTCTACCAGTAGAAGATGCCGGAAGATTAGCAGGTTTTACAGTTTCTTCAACAGTACGTGCAAGTGCTTCCATTTTTGTCCTATCTGCTTTCGAAATACTCGATAGATATCTTTCCCAATCTGCTTCCATATAATCGCGTACGTCTGACGGTCTTCCTGGTTTGCGAGTATACATTCGGGTTAATTTATCTCTTATTGTATCTTCGCTATCTGTTTTTTTAAAATTATTCTCGTCTCTCAATCTATACATCCCTCCTTTCAACCCTTCACCGTTACGAATAGTCATTTTCCTGCGATTTTTAAAACTACCTTTTTTATAATTATTCCGTCCACCACCGTATTTTAATGTCTTTTTCTTACCCCCATTTTTTTTACGCGTAGATACCATTTAGAAAATAAATATACTAAATATCAATTATATAATACAATGATATAATTATTTGTTGAACTAAAAGTATTCTATCTTTAGTAAAATTGATATATAAAAACAATCATTATCTAATATATACAGAAGTTTGTTAACCCGTCATCAAATCCGTAACCGATATACTATAAGCTAAGCTATTCGATGATTATTCCAGTGAAATGTTTTACGTGCGGAAAAGTAATCGCAGATAAATATCGTTATTATTTAGCCGAAGTGCGTAAGAAAAAACTGTCTCGGGATCTTGATGTAGACAAGGTTATTTATATGACTGCGGAATACATAGACAAAACGCCGGAAGGCGAAGTTATGGATTCACTCGGACTCAAAAAAATGTGCTGCAGACGTCATATGATGACCCACGTAGATATTATTTAATACTAACTCATTCACAAAATATCATTCACAAAATATCATTCACAAAATATCATTCACAAAAGTCACTTATTTTTTATTTTTGTTCAGTATAATATATTTATAGTATATAATACAGAATATTAGCATAAATGTCGAAAACAGCACGCGCAATTCGTAGGTCATCACGTCGCAAAAATAAACGAAGCGAAAAAAGACACAATAAGTGGTTACAAAGAGGGTGCCTAAATGAAAGCCGAAACCAAAAAAATAGATATAACAAAAAGGGTGGAAGCGGCGTTTTCGCTGGACAAGCGTGGGAAGCAAATAATGTTAAACCCGTGAATGCTATAGGCGAATTAAGCGATGTGAAACCGATTGCGCCACTACAAAATGGCGGCGGCGAGGGTGGCGTATATAATAGTAACACGAACGGAAATCATTATGCCTTAAACACACAGACTTCGCAATTCCCACTTTCAAGTAACGCTTTAGTAGAAATGGCTGATAAGATGATTGGTGGAAGTAAAAGGCGTAAAAACGCGAATTCTACTACTAGAGTTCGACAAAGACGCGGAAAAAACTACCGTTACTCAAATAAATCATTGAGACAAAAAGGTGGCGCTGGACTTACGGAAGGATTTACGCAAAACTTGCCGATGCACGCATCTAATTTTATTCGAGGGATGGGTGATAGCGTCGGTTCGTTTATTCACGGACTACAAGGTGACTCTGCTGCATACAATGTATCAGACCCAACAATACAGCCAATAAGTAACTCATCTAGATAATCCTTATTTTTCTTATATTTAGCATATTTTCGATTATATATTTTATCATATACTATCATATACAATCATATACTAAATAAAAGAATGGACGTTATCAACAAAGTGCGTTCATTATGCACACCAGCATTCATATTTTTCGTTATTTCTATTATTTCTGTACTAGTAATGATGTTTGAAAATATTCAAAATACAAATACATACTGTTTCGGAAATGTATCGTGTGATGTTGCGAATACATCAATGATATTTATTGTTAAAATACTAACAATTATTGCGTGGACGTGGTTATTGGATGTATTATGTGGTAAAGGATATGAAAAACTCGCCTGGTTTATCTTATTATTCCCGTATATTTTGTTCTTGATCGTTGTGCTTTTTATCGCAAGCGAAATCCGAAAGGTGAATAATATAAGTAAAGACAGTATTCCGATTATTGAAACATTAAGTACACCAGGATATTATCTACATTAAGATTATTAGTAGTACGATTATTACGATTATTACGATTATTACGATTATTACGATTATAAAATATTATTATTTAGAACAAATGATAATATCTATATAATAATACATAAACATTATTACATTATAGTTATACATATTAGAGTACATACTCCAAAATAGAATGGATACTGACCCTGAACTTCCGTGGAAGGTGATTAAGCGATTATTTAATGATGATCCTCAGATGATGGTTCGTCATCATATTGATTCGTATAATGACTTTTTTGGGAAAGGTATATTCAAGATTTTTAATGAGAGAAATCCAATTATTCTTCAAAAAGAACAGAACCCAGATACACAAGAATTTAATCTTCGTTGCGAATTATATTTAGGTGGAAAAAACGGTGATAAAGTATATTTCGGGAAGCCGATTATTTATGATGATGACCGCGAACATTATATGTTTCCAAATGAAGCAAGATTAAGAAATATGACCTACGGTACAACCATACATTATGATGTTGATGTTATTTTTAAAATCGCAGAACCATCTGCCTCTGGTGTCGGTATGGATATTAAAGTCACAACTGCAACTCTCGAGAGAATATTGCTTGGTCGATTTCCTATTATGGTTCAGTCTAATTTATGTATTTTACACGGACTCGAATCAAAAGCCCGTTTTTACATGGGAGAATGTAAAAATGATCACGGCGGTTATTTCATCATAGATGGAAAGGAAAAAACAATCATTTCACAGGAGAAATTCGCAGATAATATGTTGTATATTCGAGAGAATAACGAGGACAATATCTATACACACGCAGCAGATGTTCGCACAGTTAGCGAAGACGCATCTAAACCAGAGCGAACACTATCTATTCGTATTGTAGCTCCAACTACATTATTATCAAACAATCAAATCGTTGTGAATATACCAAATGTTCGTTCACCAGTTCCGTTATTTATTTTAATGCGAGCATTAGGTGTTTTATCTGATAAGGATATTATCGAATTTTGTCTTCTTGATTTAGATGAAAATGCAGATATGGTCGATCATTTCCTTCCATCCGTCCACGATGCGAATAAAATATTCACACAAGAAGGTGCGATAAAGTTCATAGCAACATTAACCAAATCAAAAACAATACCACAAGTTCACGATATTTTGATGAATTATTTGTTACCGCAAGTGGGTGAAACAAATTACATCCAGAAAGCATATTATATCGGAAATATGGTATATAAATTATTGCGCGTTTATCTAAAAATCGACCCGCCTACCGATCGAGATAGTTTCAAGTACAAACGTATCGAATTAAGCGGTACTCTTATTTATGACTTATTCAAAGAATATTATGCCGAACAACAAAAACATATTCGACTTTCAATGGATCGGGAATATTTTAAAGATCCTAAAAAATATGAGAAAAACTTCATTGGTCTTATTCAGATGAACTATCAAGAGTTTTTTCGCGAACGTATTGTGGAAAATGGCTTCAAAAAGGCTTTCAAAGGAAATTGGGGCGCGACGGAACATACGAAACGTATTGGTGTTATCCAGGATTTGAATCGATTGTCTTATAATTCATTTATATCGCATTTACGAAAGATAAATCTACCGATGGATAGCAGTGCGAAAGTTGTGAAACCTCGTATGCTTCACGGGTCACAATGGGGTATGATTGATCCGGTTGATTCTCCTGATGGTGCGAATATCGGTTTTCATAAACATCTTGCGTTCGGAACCAGAGTTACGAATCATTGTTCTGCATATCCTATGATGCGTTGGCTGCGTGAAGTTGTTAAAATGCACTTATTGGAAGAATCGACTCGAATGTTTTTATATCATACTACAAAGGTATTCGTAAATGGAACGTGGGTTGGTGCAATCACACGACCCGAAGAAACAATGCGTCTTATTCGCCTTCATCGTAGAAATGCACTCATTCCTATTTATATAAGCTGTCGTTGGGATATAAAAAATAACGAATTACATATTTATACCGATTCTGGGCGTTTATGTCGTCCCATTTTTTACATTGACGAAGAAACTGGACGACCTAGCTACGATAAAGAAGAAATCTTGGAAATGATTCGGGCGGAAAAGGCGTCGTGGGAAAGTATGACTACCGGATTTACTGCTAAATCTGATCCAGCCTTTAACTCTTCTCATTGCGAGTATTATACAATCGACGAACTATATGGTCGCGCCAATGATGCATCTACTCTATCTGTAAAGCAGAAAGTATCTGAAGAAGTTGCTAGGGCAAATACCATCGAAGATTTTAAACGACTCCGGTCTACTATGGCTATTATTGAATATATCGACACTTCCGAAACAGAATCTACTCTTATATCGATGAGTCACAAAATCGAAGTTCCTGAAATAGAGAAAGGCGACAGCGGCAGTGAGAGCGGCAGTGAGAGCGGCAGTGAGAGCGAGAGCGAGAGTAAAGAAGGTAGTTCACGCAAAGAACGAAGGAAACAAAAGAAGCGTAATCGCAAAACAGATATCGTAGTCCGTAAGGGAAAACAATACACACACGTTGAAATTCATCCGTCACTTTTAATGGGTGTTATGGGGAATCAAATCTGCTTTCCAGAAAATAATCCAGTTGCTAGAAATGTATTTGGTTGTGGTCAGGCGAAGCAAGCCGCATCATTATATCACAGTAACTATCAAGTTCGTATAGATAAGATGGGTGTCGTAATTAATAATGGTGAAGTTCCGATTGTGAAAAGTAGATACTTAGATTTAATTAATCACGAGGAACATCCTTGCGGTTTTAATGCAGTTGTTGCGATTATGTCTTTTAACGGATATAATGTAGAAGATTCTATCTTATTCAACGAAGCGTCAGTAAAACGCGGAATGTTTCGAATCACATACTATAATATGTACGAAGCTCGCGAAGAAAGCAGTAGTGTTGGCGGTAATCAACGTGATACACGATTTGCGAATATACAAAAAGAAGGCGCGATCGGAATAAAACCCGGATACGATTATAGTTACTTGGATGATAATGGACTTATCCGAGAGAATACCGAAATGGACGATAAAAAAGTAGTAATTGGTCTAGGATCGGTTAGTATACTTAATGATGGCGGGCAAATGCGCGATTCATCCATTACTCCAAAGAAAGGTCAACTTGGCTTTGTAGATAAAGCATTTATGACGGAAGGAGAAACTGGATTTCGACTCGCGAAAGTAAGAATCCGCGAAGAACGTTTTCCATCAATCGGCGATAAGTTTTGCTCTCGGTGTGGTCAAAAAGGCACGTGTGGGCTTATTATACCTGAGCAAGATATGCCGTTCACAAAAGATGGAATTCGACCCGATATTATCATCAACCCTCACGCAATTCCAACACGTATGACTATCGGACAACTTATTGAATCACTTATGGGAAAAGCGTGTATTATGCACGGTTCATTTGGAAATTGCACCGCATATACCAATAATGGTACAAAACACGAATCATTCGGTTCTGTCTTAACAAATTATGGGTTTCATTCATCCGGCACGGAAGTTCTTTATAACGGTATGACCGGTGAACAGATTAAAAGCGATATCTATATTGGACCAACCTATTATATGCGATTGAAGCAAATGGTGAAAGATAAGATTAATTATCGATCACAAGGTCCGCGAACACAATTAACACGCCAAACGGTACAAGGTCGCGCAAATGACGGTGGTTTACGTGTGGGTGAAATGGAACGTGATGGTATTTTAGGGCACGGTGCTGCGCATTTTTTGAACGAATCTCTAATGGTAAGAGGTGACGAATATCATATGGCTGTATGTAACAAATCTGGTATGATTGCGATATACAATCCGAATCAAAATCTATTTATGAGCCCTATGGTAGATGGACCAATACAATATTCTGGAAATATATCTGGCGATAATACGAGTAGCGGAAGTAGTGCTGGTTCAGTGATACAAATGACTAAATTTGGACGGTCGTTTAGTATTGTACGTATTCCTTATTGTCTCAAGCTTCTTATTCAGGAGTTGATTGTGATGAATGTTCAAATGAGAATCATAACCGACGAAAATATCGACCAACTGCCGAGTATGTCTTATTCCAACAATATCTATAAGGTTCTTAAAGATAAACGTGGCGATATGGGTGTCGACGATGTTATTGAGAAGAACCGTCTTGCTGCTGGATTGAAACCCGGTGGCGTCCGTAAAAATGCTGATGACGAAGATGTTGAAGCCGGAAGCGGCAGTCGTGTTTATTTACCAAGCCGTAGTGAAGAAGAAATGACCGAATGGGATTATAGCAAGATGTTACGCCCAGATGTATTTTCAGATATTGATCCGGCATACCTGTCTACTATCGATAAACTCACTTATGATGTCGATGAAGATACAAAAGAACGCATACATAATTTCGGATGGCGATTCACAGTGAAGCCGGATATCATTGAGCAATTGAAAAAGTACAAAGACCGGAAAACACAAAATGTATCCGAGAGTGGAGAATTCGAAATAACATCACTTGATGACCTTTCAAGTGAAGACCTGGTTTTAGAATCTATCATTTTAGATAAAAATGGTAAACCAACTGAGTTATGGAAAATTAGCGGCGCGCAATGGATTGGCGACTACCCTTCCAGATTCCCTGACGGTTGGTTATCTGGTATGCTTGTTTATACAGACGACACACCTATCAGCCCAAGTGATATGGTTGAAGAATTACGCAACATTCGCAAACCTCTTAACTGGATCACCGCTATTATATCGCTTATTGAAAAGCGTATTAAACGTACCAGTTATGGGTCATTTGACGCTACTAGCGGACTACTTATGACTGAGAATGATAAGCAACGAAGAGAAAACGAAAACGAAATAAAACGTGTTACATCAGAAATTGAAAGAGCAAAGCGTGAAGGAAAACTCGCAGATGAAGAAAGACTTAAAGTACAGCTTACTAGGTTATCAGATGAACGAAATACATTGAATGATACTCGCAGGCAAATTGAAGAAGATATGGAACGTAAAACCCGAGAATTAGAGAGTGTTGAATATTCAATTCCATCACCAAAATACAGTAGTTCCGATTCACCAAGAGGTAGCGAAGATCAACTTCGAAATGCAGTTACTTCATTCAATGCTAAAATGATTGAACAGTATACCAATTCACCGGAAGATATACCAGTATCAGATAAGGCGCAAGAATCTAGCACACCGCGCTCACCATCGGTCGATAGACCATATCCGGAATATTCATCTGTGTTTGAAGGCGGCGGCAGGCAAATGAGTAAAACGAATAGATTTATACCTCAAATACCCCTAAGCGTTCTTGAACACTATTTAAGTTCCAAAAATAATAAATCTGGCGCTACGAATATGTATGGTGGCGGCGGATCATCGTCGATGCAACCGATGATGCAACCTATGCAACCGATGATGCAACCTATGCAACCGATGATGCAACCTATGCAACCGATGATGCAACCGATGATGCAACCTATGCAATCAATGAATGTTCCAGTTGTGGCTACTATGCCTATGACTATGAATATGCCGATGCAACAAGGAGGCACAAATTCAGTAGCTTCTCAGGGTAATGGTAATGGTAATGGTAATGGTAATGGTAATGGTAATGGTAATGGTAATGGTACAAACAGTGCTAACAGTAACCCGAATATTACAAACAATGCTAATAGTGCCGCAAATAATGAAAATTCAAACGGGGTAAGAACATTTTCAATCAAATTATAATCGCATAAATACTAATCTTTAAAATAAATTGAATAATAAAGATAAATATATATTATAATACAGGGCATATTAATCTCTTCGCGATATTCATATAATAAAATGGCTTCGTCTTCTAATGTTTCACACGTATCAAGCGGAACAATATCTACATTGTTTAAATCAAGGAATACATTGCTAGATCTATTAGAAAAGCAAGGCTTTGATATTTCTGATTATACAGACTACGGCGTGAATGAAATACAAACAATGTATACAAATAATCAACTTGATATGCTTCTCAGCTCAACAAAAGACGTTCGACCCGCGAAAAAGGTATATGTTAAATATCATTTAGCAAAAACATTGCGTCGAGAAAGTATTAACAACATAATCGACGACTTGTACAATTTAGAGCAAGTTCTTCAAAAATCAGATATGCTTATTATTGTTATGAAGCAAGAAGTTAATGATACTTTAATACATATATTAAACGAAATATGGGAGAAAGAGCAAATTTTCATTGTGATACATACATTAGATCGGCTTCAATTTAATATTTTAGAACATCAATACGTACCTGAGCATATCGTATTGAGTGATGTTGAAAAAGAAGCTGTCGAAAAAAAATACAATATTACAGACTCAAAACAAATGCCGAGTATTTCAAGGTACGATCCAGTATCACTTGCGATAGGATTGCGTCCAGGACAAGTATGCAAGATTATTCGTCCGAGCAAGACATCCGTGAATAGCATATATTATAGATACTGCATATCGACGTAGGTTAGGTTAGGTTAGGCAGGCAACATATATATTGTCGCGTTATGAATAATGATGTGTATTACTCTATTTTTTTTTATAATAATATTATAATTGTTACGAATTAGAATATTATTGATATATAAATGGCTCCTCCAATAATATCACAATGTAGTGGAACCGCTCCACACAATAATTTTAAATTACGCGGAGGAATAAGTCAAAATTTCACTACGAGTGAATCAAATCACAAACAAATATGCAAGGCAGCAAATATATTAGAAAAATTATATGATGACTTTACGGGAACTACCACAGTTACTGTTACTTCTCCAATATCAACAACCACTATAACAAACACCAATTTTAAACCCAGAGATATGTTAAAATTATTACCTACGAATAGTAGTATTCGAGATCTCTTTTTGGAGATCGATAAGCCAGCAATTAATGCTTCAATCAAAACTCAAATGAAGAATATGATAATGAATAATGATATAAATACTGCCGGTGTGCAACCAGTTACTAGTATAGATGCAGGTACAAGTTATACTGATTCTTTTAAAGGTATTTCTGGTCTTATTAATATAATTAATATAATGAAACAACAAATAAACGAAAAATTATTAGATGCTAGCAATCAGAATAGAGATATTTCTGTGAATGACGATTCGGCAGAACGGCTCAACTATATTAATACATATTATCAAAAAAAACAAAACAAAGATACACTTGAAGAGATATCATATAGAGAAAATGAAATTTATCGAGAAAAATTCTTGTATATTATTTTACTGGTAACTGGTGTATTTATTGTCGGTTCTCAATTACGTGAACGTTATTTTAGCGACATTAGTTTCGGTAGTTCGGGCGGGTTATTTAGTGGATTTGGTTCATCATTAGGAACTTCTTCCTCATTTGGTAATATGTTTTCAAGTAATGCTTATACATTGAAATCTAGATAATACGATACAATACGCAATAGACCTTCATAATTCATTATTTATAAATATCAATAATATTATATCTGGTTTATATAATATTATAACCCGTAATTCATATACAATATAATGTCCCTTTTATCACAATCGGAATCAGATTTGTTTTCTGAAGAAAATATGAACCCTAAAATGCCTATATTTCCAAAAACAACACCATTTGTGAATAGAGATGATGTTCAAAATAACGGTCCATCATCTGCTGATTCATTTGATACAGGAAGTAGCATTTTCGATAGTATGTTTTCACTATTCTCTTCAAATGATGATACATCATCATCGGTATATAATAATAGCAAAAAAGGCGTGCAAGGTGAGCTTACAGGAACCGAAATGAATTTAAATTTATTACAAGGAAGCATATTCTCATATGGTGGTGCACAAGACACCGTAAAAAATCCGATTCGTCCATTATCTACGGCAAATGTATCACAGAATAGAAGTAATCGCAACACGAACGATGATAATAAAGAAAATAGTATTCGTGATATATTTATACCGGTTTCATATAAAGAAGGGTTAACCAACGACACAAGTGATAATACAGTTTCGACTAGCAGTACCGGAACTACATCAGCTGGAAAGAGCCAAAAGCTATTAGATCTTGAAAAGGAATTAAGTGAATTAACCACTAAATATACTACTGTGTATAGATTGTACACCGATGATTTACTTCGTCGTTCAACATTTTTACAGACAAATAGCAAATATTTGAATAAAATTGTTCGCGATATATCGTATTCCGGCACTGACGCGAGTGCTGCATACTATTACGTAAACAATTTTGGATATACACACCGATACAAAGATGTCGCTTCAGTCGAAAAAAATGATGCATCGTGCCCAAAATTAGAAAGATCTAGTACAAACGTTGAAACAACTCCTTCAAACCCATTTCAATTATTAAATTTATCCGATGCATCTGTATTTGTAGACATTTCTGGAAGTGGTAGCGTAGGATTTAGTCGGTTTTCAGATTATGCGAGCTACGATATGGTAGCATCACCGTGTATTGTTACTAGAAATGTGAAAACGATACTTACAAATGGTAACGCGGAATACGCGTGGGTTGATGTAGAAGGTAAAAAACATATTTACGAGAAAGGAGTATGGCCAGATAAACGTCACGCGTCGTGTTCAACATTGAATGTAGGAGAACCAATCGATTTAACGCTAGACAGATATAACGCAATTCCCACAGCAACCGACCTACCGATGAAAGAAGAAACCGAATGCTTTAAGTCTAGCGTATCAATATCAATCAATACACAACTTACGGATTTGAAAAAGAAAATAGATGAAACGGTCGCAGCCATAAAAAAGGAAAACCAGAATATCACAAATTCTGTTGCGAATACAACAATTATTAAGAGAGAAAAAACTGTCGCAGAAAAATTAGCCGAAATAGATGATAATATTTTAGCAAAAATAAAAAACGCGTTCGGTAAATATTATTACATAGCGGTTTATATCTTTTGGGCTCTTGTTATATTGTTCGCGCTTCTTATGATATTTAAATTCGCATTTTTCTTTATAACTCCGAGTGGTAGCAGTAATATAGATGAAGAAGGTGGAAGTAATTATAAATCATTTTTCGGAGTTAGTGTTTTAGCAATTATTGTTATAGTATGCATTTACTATTATTTCGCATATACGTATGATTTGGATGTTAGTATTGTTCGCACCGATCCAATTTATACAGTAGTCTAGAATAAACTACTCTAGAATAAATTACTACATTTATTTATAATGCTATATTAATACGTATCATTATAAACGTTTTAATCTTTTATTGACGCATAGTAAAAAATAATAATAGTGTGAATGGCTAGTAGTGGATTCGCTGGATCTTCTCGTTTACTAGAAAAACAAAGTGAATTAAAAATAGCATTGGCTGAATATGAAAATCTGAAAACAACCTACACGCAAAACGTACTAACAACTGGAACAAGAAATTACACAGATAGCCCAAATAAAAACGCCATTTCTAATGTGAATCCTCCGCCAGGAATCTCGCCAGGTGAAGATTTCGGACAGTATTGGAAGTCCATAACAGATAATAGTGCAACCAAAACTGTAGATACTTGTATTACTGCCGCAAGTTATGACCCCCGTGTATTTAAAAAGGTTGTATATACCGGCGATGCGAATACTAGTACGGATTGGAATAAAAAATGTTATGCATTATTATACAATGCCCCATCCGATGCAGTATATGATACAGCTGCTACTGGTTATACCACAACCACTCCCAATATTGGATATACAAAACTAGGGATTGCGAATGCGGATATACTAACTAAAACCCGCAATGAAGAGCAAGCAGCAAAAATATACGATTTAGAAAACAGAATTAATCTACTTACCCAGGATATTATTGCGATAGCGCCATCTGCGATCGGAACGTCGTTATCCGATTTAACAAAGGGTGTAACCGCTGCTAGCGAGTTAAATGCAAAAATCACTAATTTTATGAATACCGGTGCTACTGATATTTGTAATAACTTAATTACGATAGAAAAGAGACAAAATAGAATAAATGTATATGACGACATCAATAGTCAGATACATCTTAAAATGCATAAGTATCGGTTTTTTATCTACTTTATTATCGCGTTGTTATTAGTTATAGGGTTACTTTCATATCTTTCAAATTTAACAATTACGGAGCAAATAGAATCTATCACAAGTTTAATTAAAGGAACGTGGTGGGCAAACTGGTCGGTAGTAACTTTTGTTATTGTTTTATTAATTTTATCATCTTTTGGATGGGATATGAGAGGGAATATTATGATGATATACCGTTATATCACAGATATTCGATTTTGGACAGGTGAATTATGGTGGATCGGTATCACATTTTTATTACTAATCGTTATTTACTTGTATCGCACTTTTAAGACATTTTTTACTTCAATCACGCCGGACTCAATGAAAGATCTCTCTCAATAATATATAATATATAAACCATTTTTATATCAATATTGTTTTCTAGTATAAATATAATAGTATTATAGTTATTTATACTTATTTAATATAATAATGTTTCATCAAAATTCAAATGATTTAGTCAAACAAGCATCGGTGAATACACAACATTCGCAAAACTCGTATCAAACTAGTAATCAATTAATTAAAAATTTAAATAATCAGTTCGGACCTGATCTTGGTGATAATGCACATGTAATATCAAGTCATTCAACTGAAAATCATAATAAAGATACTCCATCAGACGCGTCAAGTATATCTAATATCTTTACTGCTATGGTGAAAGACCTATTTAAAGACAATAAAATGGATGTTATCGAGGGTAATGATACATTATCGCCTTCATCGGCATCGTCGGCATCGTCGACGTCGTCATCATCCGTGAAGCCGCAGACAATATTCAATTCTGCTTACGGTAAACAACATATTATCGAAGGTTTGGAGGGAAAAACTGCGACGAATACTGGCGGAAATGCTGTTTTAGATATAAACTCGATTAGCGACCAAAACAATAAACATATAGCACAAGAAAATGCGAATAATCAAAAATTAAATACGATTAGATCCATCATTTCGAATGATGAATCGATGACGCGTAACAATTGGGTTGAAGTAGTTGATAAATCTGGTGTTTCACGATACGGCTATATCACAAAAGACAACATATTTCAAGTGTGGTATATTCCCACAAATCCTTCGAATAACCCGGTAAATTGGTTTACGAATGAGCCAATAAAAAATAATAATAATGTGTTGGGTTGTCCGCGTTTTTCTTCATCAATAACCAAAATACAGATCACCGTAAATTGGGACGAACTTAAACCATTTGAACCAGTATTCTCAAAATTTGATAATAAAACACCGGTGTTTATAATGACTGAATCAGGAATTCGAGATATAAATCGCAGCTACAAAAAAAGTGGCTTATTTTCTTGCGGTAATGAGTCAACAAATGTCGCAGTAAAAGAGCGTCCTGCAGCAGATTTTGATTTCGACCCAGCGAACGGCAATCAGTATAAACAAGGATGTTTTGTATTAAAACCGGGTAAAACTATTGATAAAGACATAATAACAAACGGGTTTAAAAAGCAAGAAGACTTGGGAAAAACCAGTATATCTAAATGCAAGCGCCGCGCGGAAGATTTGGGAAGAACGTTCTTTTTTATGGCTGAAAATGATGCACAAGCTAAAAATAAGGCAGATTGTTATATTTATACAGTAGATGGTGTTCCTAGTCTGGAAACAATTGTATCATTGGACGATAAAAATACAATGTGCTATAATGTGAATGCGATCGAAGCAGAAGAAGACGAATATATGAAGCAATACGAACATACTTTATTACCAAGATTATATGGTACTTCTGTTCCATATACAACAAAAACGCTTGCGAAATGCCCCCCTGGTTATAATTCTGAATTCGCAGATCCAAACAATAATAATTACTGTACTAGCGGTTGGAGTGAATCTTGTGGGGAATCGTGTAGGAAACAATCGTGTATAGATAATGGCGGTAAATGGATTCCACTTGATTATCGGTATAATGCATATACATGCCAAATGGCTGAACCTAAAGTGAATAAGCAGTCTAATCAAGGAATCGCATTGTATTCTTTAAAATCAAACGGTCCATCCGGTGTGGATACTCTGGAAGCAGAAAAGCCTGGTTTAGTAGGAAAAATCGCATTTATAACGCACAACGGCGAGAGACGCGAATATCCGAAAGAATTTTTAAAAAAAGATACCGGAGTAACTATGAAAATGAGCGATGTTGCATTTATGGAAGTTGGTAATTATGATACTCGTTCAAAAACTGATAACTACGGTGCAAATGGTCCACAAGATAATGGAATTGAGAATATCACATTTGAAGAGTGTAAAAAGCGTTGTGTTGAAAATAAAAATAGTGGAGGTTTCGTATTTACTGGTTCAAAATCAAACGGGGTAGGAAAATGCCAACTAAAACACAAAGATAAAATGTTTCCTATCGGTCTACGTGAGTCAGATCCTACGAAGATTCTTATGTTAAAATTACCTGCAATCCAAGACAGTATAAGTAGCGATTGCCGCACAGCTGGACAAATACAAAAAGACGGTAATATCAGCAATAGTTATAATGGGGTGAATAGTATGCAATACGCATATTATCTTGATGGTGGTTTTATGAAAAATGATACCAAATGCGACGTAACAAAATTTGTTACAAAAGTAAATGATGTATCGCCGGTTGACGGTGTTAGCTTAGCAAAAGAATATAATAAACAAGTTAGCATTCTCGGACAACAAGTATCTTCACTGTCTTCTTCTGCGCCTGCTAGTGGAAAACCACCATCGTCGACTGCACGTTCTAGTGATGTGGTACAAGGGTTCACATTACGCACATTACGGGAAGGTAATGAGAATCCTCCTGCTACTCAATATGTAACCAAAATGGCTGATGTCTCTAACAATATCTCAAAAATCGGAAACGCTACACGAAAACAAGAAACGATTAACGCATTTAATAGTGAAAGTAACATGCGATTGATCGCAGAATCATATAAATTTATACTTTGGGCTATTTTAGCAATTCTAGCTGTTATTGCGGTTATAAAACTAAAGGAAAAAATAACGGATAGTGTTGATGATGATACGGTTATGACTGCGATATCATCTTTAGGTGCGAGTATAAATTTAGATGATATTGGCGATAAAACAGAATCCGTTAAAAATTCGTTAAATTCAGGCATTGATGAAGCAAAGACCGGTATTTCCTCTGCGATGAATAATGTTACTGAACAAGCAAATAATGCAGTCGAATCTGCACAAGAAGGTGTTAATAATTTAAATAGTGGAATATCGAATTTCGGAAATAAAATGACCGAACTAACCGGGAATATCACAAATAATAAACCTTCAAATATTCTTAACACATCGGGATCATCTAGCGCAAACGGTAATCCAGGATTACCATCAAGAGGTGGAAGGCTTCGAAGAAAATAATAGGTGATATTTAATATTATTATTTATATATATTAATATTAAGATTATAAAGGAAAATGTTAGATCAACATAAAGTCGTAATTGGATTATTCTCAATAATTCTCATATGTTCTGGTAAATTATTAAAGGACTATCTTTATCAAAATCAGATGATCGAAGGTATGACCGTGCAACGAGTATCATCTGGCGTTATTCAGCGTCTACCAGCTAATAGTGGGTCTGCTACTTCAACAGCAGATTTATCATTTAATATCACATTAGATACCAGAATAACAACAGGCGGTACGCTGACTATAACTGTTAGTGATTCGAGTTTGACTGCTGCAGGAATTGCGTTACCGGCAGTATCTTCTACTAATTATGGAATCACTGTTCCTACTAAAAATGCCGCTGATAAAACAGCAACATTTTCTTCTACACTCACAACTAGTGGTACCAATAAAGTAATTACGATTACACCTTCATATTCTGGTAGTGGAACCGACCAAATATCAGCAGGAACGGTTATTAATGTTGCTATAAATAACATCGTAGTAGACAAAAGTACAGCTACTTCAACTGCTAATGAAGTACAATTTAACATAGCTGCGACAGGTAATACTCCAGGGGTACTCACAATAACCGTAGCATCTCTACCTACAACAATCGGTGTTGGGAGGTCTTCTTCAAGTACTGTAGATGTCGAAAAAGCATTAGCTGCGATAACAACATCGATTAGTGCTACAGCGGTAGGCTCAGCGGAACGTACTAATTTAGAAAATGCAAAAAATGCATTAATACAGATTTTAACAAATACATATGGTTCGATTACTGGTGCAAGTCAAGTACTTTCAAGTTCTGATTTATATAACGCTCAAAAAACTGCGATTGATTTCATTTCTAAAGAAAAAGAGAGAACTACTAGTAATGCGAATATGTTAGAAACAGATAATAACAATAAAAAACGTATGTCTCAGATTAATATGTATTATACGCAACACTATCAAGCAAATACTGATATTATGAAAAATATTATTTATATATCGATTGGGTTAATTATTTTAACTGTACTAAAAATGAAAGATTATATACCTTCGTCAATCGCAACTTTAGGGACAATATTTATACTAGTAATCGGGTCTATTATCATCGGTAAAAAAATATTCGATATATTACGCAGAAGTGATATGGAATTTGATAAATATGACTGGTCATTTGATCAAAGTAAATTAGATAAAGCAGTTCTTACTCAAACAAACTCGAATCCAGCAGATTTAACTGCACTTGGAAGTGCAAATGCACCGTGTTATGGTCCTGCTTGCTGTGATACTGGTACTGTTTGGGACGCAACGAATAAGAAATGTAAAGTGCCTGCACCTGCACCTGCACCTGCACCTGCACCTGCACCTGCACCTACACCCGCATAAGGTAGGTAATAAATATTAGGTAACTATGAATACCTAACTATGATTATTACGTATAATTATATTCTAATATTAATTATAGTAGAATATATTGTTAAAATGGGTAAATTAGGAAAAGCAATCGAAGAAAGTGAAGAAGTATCGGATAAAGATAGACAGGCAGCTAACGATGGTCAACGGATGATGATTGATGCGGCTAAAAGTTCAAAAGACGCGTTAATGGATCCAGATATGGGTGGTGACGGAATTAAACGAGTAAGTAATATTCAACAAGAATTGTCTGATTTACAAGAAACAAAGAATATCGCAGATAAATTTATTGATAAAGGTGGTGTTTCTGGTACAAAAAAAGATAACTACGACTTAACATTCGCATACAATGAATGGATTAAATCTAGAAATACATTTTATTCTTGCCCAGAAAAGTTAAGTAATGAAAGTGTTCGGTATATCACATTAACAAAAAACGGCGCATCCGAAAATAAAATACAAAAAGTCTACAATTCCAAAGAAGAAATAAAGAAAGAATGTGAGAAAGCGCCAACTGTATTAATGGACAATGCGATAAAATATTTAGAAATCGACCGGCGGGTTAGAGAAAATAAACTTGCAGACTCGAATAAAATGCCTATCATAGAAGGATTTCAATATAAACCAAAATCAATAACATTGGCTAGTAATGAAGATGTGAATACAGTTAATACATTTAGTCATATTGAACCAAGTTCTGATGTTATAATTTCAGATAATAAATCCCAAAAAGAGGGGTTTGAGTGGTATAGAGATAGACCTAAAATAAGCGCAGTAACTGTATCAAATCCGCGTATCCCACTTTATAGTGAGCAAAATATAAAAACTGGTGATGGAACAGGATTATTATCTTGGAATGAATTCTATACAGATTGCACGTTACAAACAGACCAAACAGCACGCACACAATGCGAATCTGCTATGAAAAAGAAAGAAATATATATAAAAGCAATCAACAATCTGTTTTTTGAAGCGGATACATTGATTAATGTATTATATCAGCTAAATGCATCATCTTCTTCTGGTAGCAATAGCGGTATTGATGATAATATAACTGACCGTGTTCGTATATTAAAGAAAGTATTAGAACGGCAATCTTCTGATATTGATTTATTTAAGCAAAAAGCATTATATAGTTATGATCAACACAATACATTAGCGACGATTGAAGATGCAGCTATATTTGTTTATTACGCGTTAGTAGTAATATATGTTATTTTATTCGCACGAGATTGGTTTATGAGCAAGATATCCACTGATATACGTCAAATTGCTGTAGTGTTAATGATGGTATTTTATCCGCAAGTAATCCTTAAAATCGCATTATGGGTACTTACTGCATTAAATAAATTTGTTGATTTGTTAGGTATAAAAAATGTAGAGTTTTGGTAATTACGACTGCGACTGATATTTCCTTGTTCTTGTCCTTGTTCTTGTTCTTGTCTATATAATAAAAAAGTTAACTATAATAATATTATCAAACTTGTGTGAATGATAATATTATCAAAATGGTGTGTGTGTGCGTGTTGGATGTATATTTGATTAGTAAGTACTCTGCCTGATTGATCACTCTTCCTCTTCTTCGTCTTCATAAACAATCTTGCATTTCTTCCAACCTTTACTTGTTGGCTTTCCATACTTCTTCGTCATTTGGTCATATATCTCGTTGCCTTTTGGAATATTTTTACCTCTCTGAACAACATACCACTTTTTGAACTCTTCGTATAACTCGCTCTTTTTAACAATTGATTCTTCATCATTCCGGATCTTGTCTTTGAAGAATTCTGATACATAATCCTGATTGTTTCTGTATTTGGTACTGCTAGCCAATACAACTGAGCAAGATTTAACTGTTCCACCAGTTTCAAACGCTTTTTTAACTAACATAGACATAAAGATACCAGCCCACGCTTTTAATTTCACATCCAAGTTTTTATCGATTAAGAACTGATATGGTTCATCAGGGTCATCGTGTTTGGGCTCTTCACAGAACTTTGATTTGTAGTTACACAAACGGATACGTCGCCACGTACCATCATCATTGCTCGTGATGTCGAATAGTACATTTGTGCATACAACCAGTTTGAATTGTGGAACAAATGATATCGTATTTTTAAATAGCGCACGTGCGTTCATCTCATCACCTCCTGTGATCTCCTTCAAAATACCTTCGTTGATTTTATCGCCCTTTGTTGGTTCCTGCATAACAGCATAGCGAACACCTTTAAGAACTGCGAGTTCTGGCGATGCACCACCAATCATTGCGCGTTTTTGTGTTACTGCCGTGATCGGGAGTACTGCCTTGTATTCACCTAAACCAGCAGTCATCAGTTCAATCAACTTGGATTTCCCGTTACTTCCACCGCCGATATAAATATTGAACGTCTGATCACGATTCACGCCTATAAGTGTGGACGCCAGATGTTCCCACATATAATTTCTTAACTCTTCTTCCGGAAATAACTGCGCCATAAACTCATTAATCTCATCAATCGTTTTCTTGTGTTTTGTTTCATCAAGTGGAATATAATCGATCTTCGTAGTTTTAGATAGGTTATCATCAGGTTGTCCTCGTCGAAACGTTTTTTGTTCAAAGTCGACAACGCCATTTTTAAAACAAAGCAAATGCGGCTTTGTATCGATCGATTCAATGAAATCTTTGTCGTAAAATTGCTCACGAACTTCTCGCATAATGTTGTTCTTGAAGCTGGTTGTTTTTAGTTTCGTGCAGATTTCGACAATTCGTCGCGAACGCTTTCTCGATGAAGTATATTGATCAGAAGTTGGATCCAGTCCAGATGTAAAATCCATTATCTCTCTATGTTTTCTCGTGTATATGTCGTGCATATCTTTTGAAATTAACGCGCGGAGTGTATTTCCTTGGTCACATTCAACCCAGCGATGTTTATCGTATTCATACCATAGATTATCCTTCACACTTACGCATACAAACCGGTCTTTGAAGATCGTATACAATACTGTCGCTAAATCTACATCCGTTGCAGAATCGTTAGTTGTTTCGTTGCATATTGTCTGATGTATATGGTTATCGATTGTCTCTTGGCGAATTCGATTATAATCTTCCGCGCAGTCATTTTTCGCCCAATACATTATTGACCTACGAGTAAGCCCGTCAGGGTTATACACGAACCCATTCCACGTATCGTAATGTTTCATAATATCTTCAAACGAAAATTTAGATGATTTTGTGCTGAAAAGCATCCACGTAAGAAACAGTTTGTCGCTTGTATTATGAAGTGCTAGACCGACGCGAAGCCATTTATCGTACGGATCATAATAGGATTGCGGAAGAGCCATAGTATAATAGTGAGTTTCCCGAATTTCGTATTCTTTTGGCTCCAGTGACGTCAACATCATTTCAACAGCCATATTCAAATCACCAATACATTGTATTTTATCCATTATAAAAGTACCGTTTTGCATTATTCCATTACTACAGCCACCCATACCGTTGTTAACGACAAGTCTAACTCTACTTCGACCATCACCACCACTATTACGCTGTTTTTGCTGATTCATCAGCCCATCAAACTCCGCTTTAAGTGCCGGAATAGAATCAATTAATGAATAATACGGATATACAAATTCTTCATTACCACCACCAACTCCATCTACTGAACCGGAGTTATGTGCCGCCGATTGAACAGATAGCTTTGCGAAATCTCTTTTCACATTAAATTGACTCTGTTTTTCTTCGCGATACGACCAAGAATTATCGTCTGCTGCATCATCGCTCTCTTCACTATGTCCTTCTACGGTTGCAGTCCCACCTGCTGAATGGCTAGCCGTATTTCGAGTCATCACAATATGATATTTCATCATATACGCCTTATGTCCAGGCTTTCTAGAGCCATACAGTTGCCAATTTGTATGACCACGCGAAATACCTTCATCTAACACATCATTCCAAGTGTTTGTGATCGGTAAATCACTCCATATTTCAGGTAATTCTTTCAATACTCTTGATCGAAGCATCCTCTGTACTGGACGATCCACAATCATACCGATCATCATATGGATTCCATCTTTGGTAACATCATCGAGCTGATTCACATCAGATTTTTCGAAAATAAATACCGGTACTTCTACGTCAGGCGGTATATTAACAAGGGTTGCTAATGTATCGAAGTATACACCGATCATATCAATAATGTGTTCTTTTGAATGCTGTCGCTTGGTAATACTCGTTTCGTATCGAAAATCGAAATCAACCATAATAGGACCTTTCTTTGGATTTTGTTTTTCTGTTAGATATTCTTGCTTTCCTTGCTCAAATACATACGAATGATATTTGGTCCAAAAGATATTCAATACTGATGGCGGAATAGTATACACGCCTCCAGCAATATTTAGACCTTTATCGCCAATTCGCGTATGTGTGAAGGATTCGCCTGGTTTTGATACGTGATGTTTCATAAATTGTTCATACGACATACTCGAACATAGTGCTTGATACGCAGCGGTCGACTCGTTTGCACCAGACTCTCCTCCAGCAACCTTTTCAGATGACGATGACTGAATGTCCGCCGGCTTTTTATTGTTCATATTTGTTACTGAGAATCTCTTGTTTTGGTAATTAATCTAATTATAAAGACTGTGTATATCAGAAGATAAAACACACTTGTTTATAATATATATAGTCAAGTTTTTATATCTCAATTTTTCTAAATACCATCCCCCAAAAATGGTACTTTTAGTTTTTCAACAAATAAAATCATAAAAAATCGGGGATGTTTTTACTTTTTTTTTTGGATTTTCTGCGCAAAATACTTTTGTAAAAAAATGCGGCGAGACGATCTTTTTTTTTTTTTGAAAAAAATTTGCGATTTTAGACCATATATGCTCACAACACGATTTTTGTGACTGGGGATGTACATTTTTTGATATTCGCATAATGTTCGAGATCATATATGGTAACGTTCTTTTCCTAACTACGAAAAACGTCATAATCCGCGACGAAAATAGCGAATATTCGAATAATAGACATAAAAACATAAAGATAATGTATATTAAACCAGATAATTTTAATACAAAATGGATACTCCGACGCCTACTGATGAATCTACGATCACAACAGTGTCTATAACAAAAGAAACGATTCTTCGGTTATTGAAAGATATTCGCGCAGTTATGACTGATTCTTCTTTGGAAGCAGAAGGAATTATGTATAAGCATAGTGAAAATGATATATTAACTGGTTACGCGTGCATTGTCGGTCCTGCAGACAGCGTATATTTTGGTGGATATTATTTTTTTCAATTTAAGTTTCCTACGAATTATCCACATTCGCCGCCGATAGTGACGTATTTGACGAACACTGGAAATATTCGATTTCATCCGAATTATTATGCGAATAAAAAAGTGTGTATGTCTATTATAAATACGTGGCGCGGCGAACAATGGACAGGATGTCAAACGATTCGCTCCATTTTGATGACGTTTCAATCTGTATTGGATCGTGAGCCATTACTTCACGAACCGGGTATACGCCCACAACATCACGATTTTAAGTCATACCATACCATTGTTGAATACAAGAATTTTGAATTTGCGTGTATGGAACTTCTCACGAATGTAAAAACACATATCGCTGTTGAATTTTATCCTGAATTTGAAGAATTTATGTTACGACAATTCAATAAGAATAAAGAACAGATACGCAAAACAATCGAAGCAAACTCAAAAACCGTTTTAGCTGCATATTATCGTATTTCATTATATGGGGGAATTAATATTAATGTGAACTATGATTTGCTATTAAAGTATTACGATACGAAATTTTATCCGATGATTTCAAATAAATTGCCGAGTTAGTTATTCCAAATTATAATAGACGCATAGTATAGCCAGTAAAAGTTTTTAACAATATTATTATACATAAATTGAAACGAATTTATAATAATATAAATATAATATAATAACGATTATAGTTGATTCGAATATATCAAAATGCATTTCTGTGCTTGCTGCGATAATATGTACTATATCAGTATCACACCTGAGAATGAACTCCAGTATTATTGTAGGAATTGTGGACATATTGATGATAAGATTGCGTCCGATAATATTTGTGTATCCAAGGTGAATATGAAAAAAACCAATACGACTCAATCATTTTCCCAGGTAGTGAATAAATATACGAAACTAGACCCGACATTACCTAGAATCAAAACGATTCGTTGCCCAAATGATGATTGTATAAGTAATAAAAAACGTTCTGGTTCTAGTCAAGCGTCCTCGTCTGCAGACGATGGTAACTCCTCGTCTAAAAATCAGGAAAATGAAGTAATTTATGTTCGTTATGACGATACAAACCTTAAATACATTTATTTATGCACAAAATGCGACAAAGTGTGGAATACTGAACAACATTAATATACGAATATATGAAGTCAGTGATTATATTACTTTTTTATTCATTATTTATAAAATTGAAACATAATAAAGTAATTTAGAATGTATATATAGGCATTATATATACATCTACATATCTACATAAAATATATCGAAACGAATGGCTACGATTCCAATTTCTAAATCACAGGGCAAAACAACCTTAGATGAAGAAATCGAAGATGTTACGGCGTTAATCGGGGAATCCGCGGATGATCAAAATCCGCTTGGAGATGACGATGAATTAATCGGAAGTGATACCGATGCTTCATCTACGGCTGATTCTAAGTCACAAAGCGAAGGCGATGCGAGTGACGATGATATAGGCGAAAGCGATATTTCTGAAAATGACGATGAAGATTATGAAGGACAAAAGAAGAATGACGACGAAGATGACGATGATGAAGGACCAGTTATACCAAAAACCGCAAAACAAATAAAAGACGCAAAAAAACGAGCCGCATCTAAAAAAAACGCAGAGGATGATTTGAGTTTATTGGGTGTTCCACACGGTTTGAATTTTGATGATGATGACGATGTATCAGATGAGAGCGATAAAGATAACGAAGACGAAGAATATTTCCAAAAATTAAAATCCGATGTTCGTCAAAATTTTGCAGAAATATATCACCCGGAATCATTTTCGCATAACTACGACGAAATCCAAACCTTATCTAGAGTGATCCGAAATAGCTCAGGAGTAATCATCGACGATCTGCATCGAACTGTTCCTTTTATGACTAAATATGAAAAAACCCGCATTTTAGGACAACGTGCTAAACAAATCAATGAAGGTGCTCCGCCTCTTATTAAAATAGACACAACTGTTATTGACGGCTATTTGATTGCTGTTAAGGAACTAGAACAAAAAAAAACGCCTTTCATTATACGTCGTCCGTTACCAAATGGAGGTTCAGAATATTGGCGTGTACAAGACCTCGAAATACTAGTGTGAATAAGCATTATTAACATTTCCAACGTTTTCCACACTCTAAACAAGTAACAAATGTAGTCATTGGCTCATCTGCGGACCGTGTTTGCAGTTGATAATATGTACATTTCTTGGATTTACATTTGTTACACGTGAAGTTATCAGTTGATGCTTCAATATTTGGTTCGTATTTTTTTTTATCGCGGATTTTCTTGTCGTCAATTAACTGTTTCCATTTTTCAGGGCATATATCTTGATGAGTCATAAATGCGAAATCCTGTGATTTTATTTCTTCTTTAATTACTAGATTCGCAACTTCGGGCTTTTTCAAATTAATATACACCGATCTAAGACGATCAATATATAATGTTACAAAAAACGGATTTGTCCATTTCTTGACTATGTTTTGTTTTGTTGCTGCTTGAATTGCCCAGTTATATACACTTTTTTCAATGTTTGATGCAGCGATTTCTTGATTGCCTATAAGCGGTGCTATTTTCTTTTTTATCTGATTTCTAAACTCGTCAGGGTATTCGATGCTTGCGATAGTAGACATATTGAATATACAATAATTGGTAACCTTTATATATTCATATCTCATATTCCCTTTAATCAATTTTATAAAATAATCGTTTTAGAAAATTGATAATTATTCATATTCTTCTTCTTCCAATTCAGCGTCGTCTTCGTCTTCATTGTAGTCATCGTCGTTATTATTATGCACCTGTATGTTTTCTTTTTTGGTAGACTTTTTAGTTATTGTCTTTTTGGGTTTTTTTTCAGTCGTATCTACGATTTTTCGAGATTTCGATTGGACCTTCGGTTTGATTATTTCATTCTTTTCTTCTTTATCTGTTTCTTGTTCTGACGACTCGCAGCACTCTTTGCTATCAAACGATAATGATTCTGTATCCGTTTCGGTTTCAAATTCACTTTCACTTTCGTCGTTACCTTTACCTTTCTTCGAGTGTTTGTTTCTTTTAACCGATTTATCACTGGATGAAGATGTTACTTCGTCGTCATCGACTACAAATCCGTCCCTTAGATACCCATTTTTCGTTTTTTTAGACGCAGGAACTAGATCCAACTCATCTATTTCATTTTCGTCTTCCTTCGCAGTCGCAGCAAGATCTTCAAATCCACCAAATAACCGTTCGTATATGATATTCCATCTATCTACATTCAAACTACAAGATATTTCTTTATCGATCCGCGCAACAAGCGCGATCTTTCCAAAAAATAAGAGTTCGTCAATCGGCGGCGGTAATTCATACTTGTTTTCTTCACCAGAACGACCATCTGTTTTGCCCCATACGTCGATGTATATATATTTTGGTATATCTTTACTATCACTATGCTGCAGAATATTACGGCGCTTATTACGAAACTTATAGGTGTGGTAACAGCTGAAACCAGTTGATTTTATATTTCCGCATTTTTTTGATAGAAGCTCTGTGAGCTCTTTTATTCCGACAAATGTTTTTGTTTCCACATTAACTACATTTAATTTTCCACTTTTAGATACAACAATTATATCTGTTGACTCTCGACCGCTGTTAGTTGACTCACTCGGCATATTCAAACAATACAACCACAATCACTACTATATGTATACATGAATAGTTTCTATATCAATTTATTCTATAATAATCAATTTACTATTTATTATCCAACCTGGATATATATTTATTATCCAACCTGGATATATATTAAACATATAATAATCATAATGATAAATAGATAATGTCTTCTCAACCCAATGTTCGACGTCAAAAGAAAAATCAAACCGCGCGTCAAGCGATGATGATATCTGGATTACAGACAATTTATCGAAATAATGCAGACTCAAACGCCATAAAAAAAAACATACAGAGTGAAACACGTATATTTTTTCTAGACATAAGTTTATCCGATATAAATGAAAACTATACGAAAATCCATCAAATTATTGAGAACGGACGTCTACGACCAAAAGGGACTGAGCTATTTTTTGTGAAAAAACAAATGGAACATTTATTACTAACGGATAAATGTGTGTATGAAATAAAAACTCAAAAAATCAAACCCAAGTTAAATAGTCTACATAAACAAACAATACAACACGATAATCGCACAAATATTAATAATGAATATATTCAATTTTTACAACCAAAAATTTTAGTTGATGGAGATACTACGACAATTGACGTAAAAGCTTGTATATTGCGAGAATCATCGCGAAAAGACTATACTATTCCTGTTTTAATCGATGAAAGCTATTTTAAATCACCAGACACATTTAATATAGACCAGCAAGAAAATATATACACACACCATATTCCGTCGGAAAATATATATATTAAGCGTATGAAAAAGATCGTTCGTTTCCATACAAATTCTCCAAACGCATTTGTCTTTATTTTTGATGAAGATGAAAAAACTATAACAGACTTTTATATGACTACGGAAAATGGTATTCTTCAAACTGGTGATAAATTGAATAATTCATTCAAGGATGATTTGATTTCGTTTTTATCACATTTCAAATTATGTTCATAATATACACATCATAAATATAAAGATATAAATATTAATAATCAAGTAGTCATTTAATAAAATGATATGGTTACTTCAAAACGTCGTATTCTCAATTAGTTTAATCGTTATTTTGCATTATCTATATATTTATTTTAAATCTACTTTAACTTCACCAAAAGTCAAAGATCTTATCTATTGTCCAAAGCAAAAATATGAAACGATATTTAATACGATAGAACGCGGAAATCGTGATTCTACAACTGATATAACATCAATTGTTCCTGAAGGAACATCCAGTTTAGGAATACCAACATCACAGTTCACAAATAATGATGATGGTTTTTCACATAATAATTCCCAGTTTATACCATCGTATACGAATGGTGGTGTATATAACAACAATTCGAATATTCATCAAAATATTACGGCGGATGGGAGGTTGAATACGGATGTGAATAACGTGGTATCCGCGAATCATATGAAAAGTGAACTAAAGGAATATCTTAAGACTCTTGGATTAAAAAAACAGTCATCAACCATAAACACGCATTCTAGATCATCATCGTTATCAAACCGCGGATCTTAATATTTGAATATTTTTGCGATATTATGATATACGAGTTAAAGATATAACAATAACAATAATATAGAAGGAATATATTATTATTTTAATGCGTGTACTAAGTTCAAGTGATGCAGAATCTTTGCTGAGTCATTTTCCGCGAATTCGACTTTCTTATGAAGTAAGTGTTCATAAGAAAGATGAAACATATATAAATAACTGTTTTATCATACCAAAAGGTAAGCGTTGTATTGCGTGGGCTACTGAATGGAAACGACAAAAAATTATAGCAATCATTGAGATAGCACCTCCACCTATGCAACACCAACACCAACACCAACACAAGCGGCATTTATATAATAATAATAATCAATCGAATTATCGGAAAGACAATCCATTTATTGAACAGTTTCATAAGACAAATGGATGGGCGCCAGGTCAAATATATATATACGATGTATGTTATCACGAATCATTATCATATGGTACAGTATTTAGTGGAACGTTATTTAAACTATATAAAAACCAAATAAGTGTATCTAGTTTTTGTATTCAGAACATATACGTATATAAGGGGCAATATGTATCAACTGTCCGATTTTCCGATTATATGAAACTATGTGAAGAGATATTTATGAAACGTGAGCTTGTGCAGGTTTCGTATACGTCAAATAGTCTTATTTTTGGATTACCAGTAATGTGTGAGAATGATATAGATGTCGATAAAGTAATATCAACGTTACCATATCCAGTATATTCAATACAATATCGGTGTAATCATAATATTTTATCTGCACGAATCCATCAGAAAGTATTACAAAACACAACATCATATCAACAACAAAAACATACTACACCTGCATCGACACCTGCACCGACACTTCACCATTCTGATAATATTGTGAAATGTTGTCCTATCGCATCAACGACTGAATTATTATCAAAACAATTATTCATAAAACCGGATGATGATATGTTGACTAATATTCAAGCAGCATTCATCATTCGTCCAAATGTTCAAAATGATATATATGAGTTATTTGTTCGTTCGACCGTTAAATCACCACAAACGAAGCAATCTCACGATGATGAATTTGTATTTCACGCATTTGCGCATATACCAAACTACAAAACAAGTGTGATGATGAATAATTTATTCCGTACTATAAAAGAAAATCAACGACTGGATTCTATGGAAGAAAGTGACGATGAGTGTGAATTTGAAAACATAGATCAAGACAAATTTGTATCGTTACGCACGGAATATAAAATGATATGCAAATTAAATAAGAAGTTTTGTAAATGGGTGCCGATATCGATCGTAGATACTTCTTCTTCATCTGGGTTCGGAAATGGTAATATAATCACAGATACACAAGTAAAGCAGCACGAAATACGATATTTACCCAAGAAGTATAATCCGACAAATCGGCATTATAATTAAATTTTGATATCATATAATATTTTAGGCGGGAACTAAGAATAATTCTTCTGATATAATATGCTTTACTTTGTAGCCCATATCATTGTTTATGTATTTTTTTAATTCAGATATATCAACGCCGCATTGTTTCATATTTACTTCACACCACTCCATTTGGATAAATGGTTTATACTTTTGAATTGTTTTTTCGCCGCCTTTTAAAATAAAATACTCCCATCCTTCAGTGTCTATTTTTATGAAATCTATCGGAATATTATTATTGTAGAATATGTTATCTATTGTATCCACACTTATAGTCACCGGTTTAACATCATTAAATCGTAGCGGATTGTTGCCTAGTGTGTGTAATCCATTATGCGAAATCGACGTATTCAGAATTGCTTCACCTTTATAATTAGAAATACCAATATTGTATGTTAATACATTATTTATATTATTTAATGCGATATTATCATTCAATAGTTTGAATGTCTCTGGAAATGGTTCAAATGCATAAAATCTACTCTTGGGCAAGTACTTCGCATATAATGTATATAACCCACTTTGCGCGCCTATATCTAATACGTTGATTTCTTTATCAGAGGGAACATTATCATAAAAATAATTGATAGATGACTCTTCCCACGTTGTCGAATTTCTATGAAATGTGTGGGGTGTTACCTTCAATGTTTCTTCTGTTACACGAATCGGAAAATTAACGTTCTTATGATTATAATAATATGTGGACATATTTATGTTTATATTATTAGCACTTTATTATATTTAAATCATAATAAACGTAATTATTTATTATGATTAACTAGTAACTAAATCGAACATACGTAATGGTAATTACTTATTCATTATCATCCGCATTATCATGTTCCGCGGCGACGTGTATTTTGCGAAAAATACCACCTATACTTCGATCATTTACTAAAATGAATCCAACTATACTACCATATTATCGTATTTCTCTATCTTCATCCTCAAAGTTGCTTCATTATTTATCGAAAAAAAATGTTGGAGTGATATGTGACTCGTCCACTCATATACATCATTCATTATTATATGCATCAAAAAATACTATATGTTGTAATATGAACCGCACGAACATAGATATATTGTATTCAAAACATTCAGATGTTAAGCAATATGTCGTTTCGAATGTTACTGATCTAAAAAATATATACACATTCTCTCCGAATGCGTCATTTTGGATAAAAACAAAAATATCGCGAGACGGTATATCAAATGCGAAGAAAATGGCGGATTATATATGGGAGAATAAATGCTTGTATAATGGGATTTACTATGATGTGAGAGAATTTTCGAATGGTCATATTCCAGCATCCGTTTATTCACATAAAATCGCAATGAGTTATTTATGTGTTAATATGTTTCCATATTTAGATGAAATCGGATTACCAACATCGAATATTCATATCAACGCCTGCGATGAAATCGCGAGTTTAGACAATATGAAAGAGTTGCGTTCAATTTTCAAAGAGTATCATATTTTCAATTATCTTAAAACCCGGGGTGTTCAATTACATATGTCGGTAGATAAACTTTTCGATACACAATTGCATTATAACTTCAAATAAAGGAAATCGCTGACTAAATTGTGTATTGTTATTTTTTTTATTATGTTATTGTATACGTAACATAATAAATGTCTACTTCAAAGTCTAGTCGAAAAATAAGATTGCCTGGAGAGCATATGAATCTTCAACCGTCTGCCCCGATAAGTGGTGAGAAAATTCGTAAAATTCGTGTGTTTCGATTTCGCCCTGATCCAAAAATGTATCTGCAACAACTAAAATCATCTCCTTGCCGTAGCGTATCCGAGAGAAAATGCAAGAGTCGAAAGTTAAGGCAAAAATGCAAAATGGCGAAAGGACAGAAGCGTTCATTTTGCCGTAGAAGGACAAACAAAAATTATAAGGCATAATCATACTATCCATTGTTATTATCAATAATCCATTATTAATAATATATTCCTAATATAATACAAATATGCAAGACAATTTATATTTACCAATCAATCCATTATCTGAGCATAATGGAAATATAGCCTTATCTAGTAAGGATATTCCAAATGTAGGAACTGGAAGCTTATATCAAGGACAAGGTGGTCGCGCGTTCGTTCAGGGCGGTGGTGGTTCATATTATGGATTTAATGTAGGTGAAACTGGTTCAAGTTTTGCGAACGGTTCATATGCGCCTATTATTTTAGGAAAAAATGAAGATTCATCATCTACGTTTTCAGTGAAGAGTGCTGGCGGTCGTATGCGACGAAAATCGCGCTCGAAATATTCTCGTAAATATAATAAAAAAAGAAATATCCGCACCCGCAAATTACGTTCATTGCGAAAACGGGTATTATCAAAATATCTTAGAAAATTTAAATTGAATAAATCGCGTAAGATGCAAAGAGGTGGATCTCCGCAATTACAAGCAAATGGAGATATGATTGTAGGTTGGGGTGCACCTAACGGAAGCAGCGTTCAAGATGAACCGAACGCGGCATATTCCATTGGCGGAACAGTCCAACCAAATAATACCGCCTTAGCAAACCCGGCACAAGCAATACCTTATAATAGCGCACATCCTGTATTATAATTATATTTCTAATTGAATCAAGCATTTTCCATTTGTTTTTGGAATGGTTGATTTTATTTTCGCCTTCGCTTTTGTTTCAGTCGATATTGTGAGACTACCATCTTCTTCGTTGATCTCAATGATATCTGCATCTTGAATATCCATCTCACGAGAATCAACCAATTTCGGTTTTCCAGATGATACAATATTTGACTGCATAATCGAATTTGCAGCTGCAGCTGCGGGTGGTTGATACTTCACAGACCATTTATTCGAGTAATATCCATCACTATCGGTCATAATAATCTTGTATTTCTGTTTAATATAATAGGTTTGACGTTTCAACCATTGAGCGCGAAACACATCTTGTGGGTCAATAATATCAATCACCAACGGCGATGCGTGCTTCACCCGTAAAATTCGACCAACTGACTGACACACGTCAGTTTTAGGAGACGCCATTATCAATGTAGTCAACGTTTTTATATCTAATCCCTCTGACGCCATCGCATATGTAGCGACTATCACCTTTTTACTTTCACTCGCTTTCAACGCTGCTTCTTTCATTCCACCTACATAGAAACCAACTGTCGCAATTTGTCTATGCTCAATCGCATCGTGGAAATAATCAAGAAGCGACCTATTATGCGCAAGTATCATAATCTGCTGATCAGGATTCGAGGTAAGTTCATTTTTTACAACATCTAATATGAATTCGCTACGCCGGTTGTAATTACAGACTTTTGAAATCATCGTACTAAACTTCGGGTTTCCGCGATAATCATACTCAGTAGCGTTAAATTCCGGATCATCTATCTTATACTGGATACCTTTCACAACTACGCTATGTGAAGTTGTATCATTTTTTTCTTTATGTACAACATCGCCCAGAAAATGCTTAAATACCTTGGTCAATCCATCCTTTCTTACCATAGTTCCAGATAATCCTAACGTATATTTAGTAACAATTTTCATCATACACCTGCAAAATACTTCAGCAGACATATGATGACATTCATCATAGACGGATAATCCGAATGTATCAAACATGTCTTTCGGATATTCTTTCATAGATAGAGACTGTAACATCCCTATAACAATATCCTTATCATCGATATCTATGATTTGACCTTGTATCATTCCAACGCGCGCTGCTGGAAGAAACTGCTGTATTCTCTCGATCCATTGATTTAAAAGGAAACTTTTATGGACGATAACGAGAGTCTTAAGACGAAGTCGAGAGATTATATTTAACGCCATCACAGTCTTGCCTTTTCCAGGATCGACATCAAGCAATCCGCCTCCACCCATACCGCGATTTTCTGGTTTAGTTACTTGATGTATATATTTATCAATAATAACTCGCTGATATTCTCTCATATCACCAGAAAACACCAGTGACTCGTGTACAGGACTACCTTCGGGAATCCGTGTTTCATCAGGTATTCCATATATTTTTGTACCGTAAAATCTCGGTATATACATTTTTTTTGTACACTCTCTGTAAATAGGAAATTTAGGCGGCTGAACCGGCGCTTTAGGAATATATGCACCAACAGTCAAGTCGTCTTTTAATAATTGAATATCAGATGCATCCATACATTCCTTTAATAAAGTATAACCTCTCGGTCCATAATATGTCGAACTTCCGACGTGGCTCATAGAGAAATAATAATATATGCCGGATTATTTTATACTATGTAGAATTATATATTTATGTTCGAGAGATTTCAATTATATATAATCTTAGTTTTAGAAAACACAAAATAAAATATAAAATTATCATATAATAATAACAACGAAACACAAAATATAATGGATACTTTTCGTAGTTTGATGCGTCAAGAAAAACAACACGAGATAGTTATATTTGTATTACTAGTCTTATATATCGTATTCACACCATCCGTTCCTTTAGGACTTGCAGAATATGCGGAAAGTTTATATGGACAAATTATTGTCGTTATTATCGCAATAACATTATTTTTGAGCACAAATCCGGTTGTCGGTATTTTAGCATTTTTTGCTGCCTATGAGTTTATTCGCAGATCCAGTAGAGTTACCGGTAGTTTCGGTGTAGAAACGTTCGCACCAAGTGAACAGAAAAAAACAGATGTTATGGTTGCTATGAATCCCGAACCTTCGCAAACATTAGAAGAAGAACTTGTTCAAAAACTGGTAGAAATTAGCCCGAACAATGTAGTCGGTTCCACTGATGGTGGGTCGTTTCAGCCAGTTCTCGGTCCCCTATATGGTGCAACCGCACCTGATTACGATGGCGTTTTATAACGCGTTTATCGAATAATTCTATTTATATAAGTTACAATTTATTACTTGTATAAATTTTCACACAATATTATTATACGTCAGCAGTAGCGCCAGAGCCAGCATCAGCACCACCGCTATTATCCGTTTGTTTTTTAATTTTTTCAAATAACTTTAAAATTACGTAACCAATTCCAGATAAAAGTAAAGTGAAAACGATTGCGCTGATAGCCACAATTAATTTTTTGAAGGAGGGATCATTCGTAATCGATTTCCAATCAATGCTTTTACTACCACTACTTTTCTTATCAACGCTACCATCTTTACTGGGAGTTGTACCTTTATATAAAATTGTACCATCTTGACCAGTATTATCGCATTGTAAGTAATATTCATCAGTACCTGAGTTATTCGCGCCATTTTTATTATAAAGATACACAGTATTTGTTGTAGCCATTTTTACTGAGATCTTTTTGATAGCAGTTGGTCTCTTCGTATTTTTTACACTAGTAATAGAATCACGTGAAACAGTTATCGCATTTTTTTTATGGTATACCACATATGTTACTACTCCTTTTTTTGAAAACAAATCACTCGCAACATACGTATAAAAACCAGATTTAGGTATAAGATCTCCTAAATTGAAATTTGTAATTTCCGATGGTCTCGTGCTTTCAGTTTCGGATTTAGGTAGATTTTGCAAGATCTGATTTGTTATATCACTGCTTTGTTTTCCACTACTGCCTACTTCTATCGGAATACAAATTATTAAAGTTTCACCACTATTATTTGTGTGATATATTAACATTTCTGCTGCCGCTTTATTTCCTTCATAGGTATGAAGCGAATCTTGATATATTCTTATATAATCCGGTTTATACTCGTTATTATTAAAAGATACTGGAAATTGATTCGTTCGATCATACTTTATTTCATAATATCTATCCCGTTTAGTTATAACACAACTACTTGAGTTATATTTAAATTTCAAGTCACAATTAGACGTGCAATTCAATTTATCATTGGATACAATTGATGAATCGATATTAATTGGCGCTTCATCACCAAGAGGCATTTTATTCCTATAACTATTATAATACTATATAAATTGTTTAATTTGTGATTACTATATATAATATTATATATAATTTATGTATATGTGAACAAATGAAATTATCGCGAAATAAGATACGAAAATTATACAAACAAAGAAATCAGAGTTTTAAAAGAGGCAAGAATAATAATAATAATAATAATAATCAACCTAAACGATTCAAAAAACAGTATACATTTAGACAAAAGATATCAGACACAAATAGTTTTGAAAATAATCACAATGATAACCACACGATACATTCTTTATCAAAGTTGTTAAATAAAACCGTGAAGACATATATTCCAAAGTTTGAATTATCGCGCTTGATTGATAAGTATAAAAATATACGTAGAATACGAAAAAATGTGATGCGTGGTGGAGTTCTTACATCAACAACATCAAAAGGAAAATCAGAACCAGCACAAGTAGGAACACAAGCAGGAACACAAGTAGAAGAACAGTCAGGAAAATCAGAACCATCACAAGTAGGAAAAAAAGTAGAAGAACAGTCAGGAACAACAGCACAAGGACAAGCACAAACACCAGCAGAAGCACCAGCACAAGAACAAGCAGAAGCACCAGCAGAAGCACCAGCAGCACAAGCAGGACCACAAGCAGGGGCACAAGCAGATACCGCAGAATCCGACCAATCAGATGAAGTTATTGTGTCTACGTCGTTTAAACCCGATGACTCTAAGGTAAATGAATTATTGCAAGCGTTATTAATTGGTAAGAATTATAATTATGTGAGCACATCGCCAATAAATGGTGTGACTGAGTTTGAATTAAAAAGTGTTCGGTATGGACAAATAGAAGAATCTAAAGAAAAACCTCCTGAACCACCAAGCTCCGGTGATTCTATACAACGACCAGCAGTAACAAAACCTAGTGATAATACGAAGAGTGAATCAAGTAAAAAAGATGAGTTTATAATTTCTCCTGGGGATGAAATAATAGTTGCAGCAGGCGACCCAATTTCAGAGATAAAACCACCAGGTACAGCATTTATTAACGACCCCAAAAATGGAAAGTTTAAGAGTATAGGTTCCGACGGTAACATAGAAGTCGAATTTGATAATCCAAAACCGAATATAACTTCACAAATAACAGCTAACAGAATATATAAAAAAGGTGAAATAACAACAGAAGATTTAGAGGAGACACAAGAACCAAAATTCGCTAGGTTAACACTAAATAGCTGTCGTTTAATAATATCTGACCCATTAGGAGGTTCAGGTAACCCCAAAGTTGAATATTTATTTAATTTAACAAGTGGATCAGAGATAAAAATTAACTCGACATTACTTAGTGTATTAAAATTTATAAATAGCGTTGATGGCTCTGTGCGAACACTAAAGGAAGAAATTGTAAAACAATTAACTGCAGTATTAGATTTGTTAGAGAAATTTGTGAAGGATAATGCTAGTAAACCGGAAAATCTTACCAAACTAAAAGAATTAATACCCAAACAAATAACTGACGGTGGACTAGGTCGGTTTAACTCAATTTTTGATAAAGCTGGTTTAAAATTAAGTGATGCATTAGAGAAAGCAATAAATGATACACCGCCGGAAAAGGAATGTGTACCTCCTGTGAGCCCGGATAAATCTATAGAGCTAATTGTTACTACGAGCCCAGAAGGAGTAACAACAATTTCTCCTGCAGCCAGTGCTGCGGGATCACTTGGTTTATCGGATTTCTTTAATCAAGTTGGTACAAAATCGGAGGACCCGGCAAAAAAAGATGAAGAAACAAATGAAAAAGGCGAAGCCAATGCACCAGCACCAGCACCAGCAGCACAAGAAACAGCAGGACAACCAACAGCAGGACAACCACCAGCAGCACAAGAAA